CCTGTTGGAGTGCTTTCAGCCGTTCCTGCAGGTCATTCACAAGCTCCGTATAAATCTGGGCTTCCGAGCCTTCCTCCGTTTCCGTCCCATAGAAGCTCACTCCGATACTACCCGGTGTCAGTCCGCTTCGGATGTCCATGTCGATATCATCAATGGTCATCTCACCATTGGAAAGGGCTTCGTTCAGTTCCGCACTCTGCTCCAGAGCAGCTTCCCGAAGAGCCGCCACCTGATGGCTGATAGCATCCTGCAGGCGTTCTTCCATCTCTTTAATCTGGTTCTCTACGGTCGCCATCCTCTGTACCGAGATACTGCTGTTGTTTGCCAGTTGGACAGCCTGCTCATAGGCGTTATCGAACATGGTCACGATCATGGAAGCGTCTCCGTGCTGTTCATAATCACGCTTCATGCTGTAGAGCAGTTCCATGAAGCTCTGTTCCAGCGCACATTCATGGTAGACTTCCGATGGACACCGCTCATCAGCGGCTTTGCGTTCCTCATCCGACAAGCGTCCAAGTTTGCTCCGGCAATACGCTTTCTGGTCGGGTGTACCATTCTTCGGCGGTTCACCATCCCTCTCTCCAACTTTTCTCTTACACCGCCAGACTGGATAGGAATAGGTGTATTTTTCCAGATACTCTCCGGTATCCTCCCCGGTCGCCTGTAAGCTCCGCTCATCAGTATAACCGTTTGCCACTCCCGTGTAGGTCACACGGAAGAATCCCTCACCGCAGGGCTTTCCGGCATCCGGTCCGTTCTCCAAAATTGCACCACAGCGCAGGTTTCCAAATGGAGAACCTTTGATGCTCTTTACCTTTTTCTTGCCGGGGCCTTTGGTCATGTCCGTCCTCGGCTTCTCGAACAGCATGGTCTGCACCTTGTCCCAAGTTACACGGTCGATGATGCCCACATGATGGTTTTTCACATAGTAACGGGGTGCCTCGCCCTTGTTGATGCTGGAACGGTGGGTCAGGAAGTCTTTGGTGATGGTCTTCTGCATCTCGATGTCGCCCACATACTTTTCATTCCGCAGAACGATCAGAATGGAACTTGCTCTCCACTTCTTCCCGTTGACCGTGAGCTTCTCCATCTGGTTCAGTTCCCGTGCAATTTTATTCGCCGTCTGTCCTTTCACATAGCGGTCGAAAATGTACCGGATGATTTCTGCCTGCTCTGGCACGATGACCCACTGCTTATTAGGCCCCAACTCATACCCCAGCATCCGCTTCAGATTGATGTGCGGAACACCAGCCTGAAACTTCTTCTGGATGCTCCAGCGGATATTGTCTGAAATGGAACGGCTCTCATCCTGTGCCAAAGCCGAAAGAATCGTCAAAATCAGTTCGCCTTTGGCATCCAGCGTGTCGATATTTTCTTTTTCAAAGTAGATACCCACGGGCGGCTTCAACTGTCGAAGCTCACGGGTACAGGTCAGGGAGTCGATGGTATTTCGTGCGAATCGGGAAATGGACTTCGTAACAATGTAGTCCAGCTTGCCATCCATCGCGTCCTTCATCATGCGGTTAAATTCCTCACGATGCTCTCGGTTCGTACCAGACTTTGCTTCATCTGCATAGATGCCAGCAAAAATCCAGCCGGTTTTCCGAGTGATGAGGTCTTTGTAGAATGCTTTCTGGGTCGTGTAGGAAGTCTGCTGGCTCTCATCTCCCGTGGAGACACGGCAGTAGGCTGCCACTCGGATATTGGTCTGGCTTTTGAGCTGACCGCCGTTCTGTACCGAACGTACACTGGCGGGAATCACATCTACTTTTTGTCTTGTCATAATCTGCCCCTTTCTGCCAGCCTTATGACTGGCTCTTATTTTCTTCTGGTTCTTCTTACATACTTTTTCCGCTGGCTGCCATCACGCATCGTATGCCCGTCATAGTAGCTTGCGGTATTGCGGTAATCTTCAATGTTGGAATCCATCTGCACCTCGGTCTTGGTATCATCAAACCAGTGAACCGTGAACTTCAGCGGTGAATAGATGGTAATCGAAAGGATAAATGCCTTGCAGTGTTCTTCGGTCACTTCATTTAAGAAAGCCACCGTACCATCCCGACCCACCGGGAGGTTCTTCATCCACTCGATTGCCTTTTCCCTGCGTTCATAGTCGCTCTCCAGCTCTTCCCAGTAGTTTTCCATGTAGTCGAGCTGTTCGGTCAGCTTCTGCTCAGTGTCTGTGTCTTTTTGAACATCCTGCTCCAGCTTCTCAATGAGTTTTTTCTTTTCCTCAATGGAAGCCGGACTGATCATCTCATCTCCGAGGACTTCCAGACGAGTATGCATCACATCTACCTGACTTTTCAGAAGCCGAATCTTCTTATTGGTGCTTTCCACACTGGTGTGGGCGGCGGCAATCTGCTTCTTATAAAAAGCACGGTCGCGTTCCATGAAGTCCAGCTTTTGAATGCTTTCCAGTCTTGCAAGCATCTGGCTCACAAAGGAATCCGCTTCCGGTGTGAAGTTGTCATACTGCTCTTTGAAACGTCCGCTCATGATATCTGCCACAGCCACATTGTCGTGAATGGGCTTGATGGTCAGCCGGAACCGTTCCAGAATCGCCTTACGGAATACACGAACAATCTGTTCCTCGTATACTTTCTCTGCATGGCAGATGCACTTTCCAGTCGTCTGGCTGCTCGTAGGGCATCTCCAAATGGGATTGCTTCCGTTTCCATTTGTCACAGAGTAGAACCGTCCACACTCCCCACAGATGAGCCTCTGAGAAAATGCTCTCGGCTTCTTCTTGAACCTTGTCCTGTTATACAGTTCACTGTTTGCCTTTACGACTTCCTGCGCTTTTTGAAACAAATCCTCATCAATGATTGCCGGATGGTGGTTCCGGACAAAATACTGTGGAACTTCACCGTTGTTTTTCTGAACCGTATGGGTCAGATAATCCGGTGTGAACACCTTCTGAATGAGAACTGCTCCCATGTATCGCTCGGCACGGACGATTCTCGTGATATTCCCTCCAGTCCAGCCGTCCTGTAAATCACTGTTCAGCTGTCCTTTCTTGGAATTCCGCTTTCTGGCCCTCGCCATATCTGACTCCGGAGCCGGAATCTTATCCAGATTCAGTCCCCTTGCGATTTCCGTATAGGCTTTGCCTTCCACGACTTCGTTGAAAATGCGCCGGACGACCTTGGCTTCTTCTTCCACGACCTCGATGTCTTTATACTCATATCCGCTCTCGGAAGTAACCATCTTCCCGTTGTAGCGGTATCCGTACATAATCTTGTTGGGAACTTCCCCTTTCGGAAAGCGCATCTTATTGCCCTGTCGGATGTTACCGGAAATGCTGCGGCTTTCTTCCTGTGCGATGGCGGCCAGCGTTGTAAGGATGAAGTCGCTGGTCGGGTCTGCCGTATCCAGATTTTCTTTCTCGAACAGAATCGTCACTCCGCAGTCGTGCAGGGTATCCAGTGCCGTCATAAAGTCAGCCGTATTTCGGGCAAATCGGGAAATGGACTTGCACACAATGCGGTCGATTTTGCCATCCTTACAGTGGCGCATCAGCCTGCGGAATCCAGTTCTCTTTTCCTTGGAAGTGCCGGAGATACCGTAATCGGAGTACACACCGACTGCATTCCATTCCGGATTGCTTTGAATCAGCTGATTAAAATACTTTTCCTGCGTTTCGTATGAGTTCTCCTGGTCGCTCATATCCGTGGACACGCGGATATAAGCCGCCACACGGATGCTTCCAATCTTCTTTTTGGTGGTGCGGAATGTCGCAGTCGAAACAAACTTGCTTTCCTGCGGTTCATTCTCGGCAGCGAAAAGCTGTGTGAACTCGCTCTCCATACTACTTTGCAGCCTTTCTGCAATATCCGGCTGCTCCATAACCTTTTTGGCATCCAGAGCTTTCTGGATAAGGGCTGTGATACCGGCATCAACGATGTCTTTGGATTTTGAGGTTGATTGCTTCTGTAGTACTGCTTTATCTGACGCGCTTTTCGGCTTTTGTTGAGTAGACTTGCCTTGATGCGTGTCAGTCGGTGGTAAAAAAGAAGCTGTGGCGACATCCGCACTTTGACGAACATCTGCCACAGCTTCCGTAGGTTTCTTCTGCCTGAGAGCGGCTTCCAGTAAAGCCGAGACATCCACAGCGGATGCATTCGCTCTCTTCTGCTGTTTCTGTTGGACTGTACTTTTCACAGTCTTTTTCTGCAAACTTGCAAGGAAATCCGTACCAGCACTCATAAATCATCGCTCCTTCCTGCCCGCTTCTTCTCTTTGGGCAGTCACATATTCCCTCTGTTTCGTGATATTATCAAGTAAATTTGGCCGCAGAAAGACGGAGAATAATGCGGTTGATTATTGTCCTATTTGCACCATATGTACGCCCCGCCCAAGGAGGACGGGGACTGTTTTAGATACGAGCGGCGTAATCCAGACTGATCCAGCCTGCACCGGATTTCAGCTTGCCCCAGCCTTTCGTGGAACCCGCGCCGGCAAATTCCGCAATAATGGTGAACACCCCCTTGCCGGTGTGCTGCCCGGTCTTCGCATAGTTCGTGCCCGGACCCTTGCGGATATTGAGATTGCTGATGGACACCCGGACTGCATACGGGACAGACGAGGTTTGGGTCACAGGATAGGTTGCCTTACCATCCGGGTCGAAGACATAATAGCCCGGATTCTTATCCGCACACTGCTTCGCATAGGTGAGGTCATGGAATGCGCCCTTCTGGGACGCAGCATTCTGCCAGCTCTTACGCACACGGTACCAGCCAGAAATGGTGGTGCTGCTGCCGGAGGTGGCATTGTACTGTGTCAGATTCCAACGCTCGATGATATTGCAGAAATTCTGCACATAGGTGTGGCTGGTGGCGTAACCGCCATCCTTGATGATCTGTGCCGCTTTCTTGCAATCGGTACAGCCCTCCAGACCCTCGTAGCGTTTCTTACTGCCGTTCATCGCACCAAGCAGATACGCCGCATGGTCGGCAATGGAGTCCTCGACACAAGCGTACTTGCGAAAGTCGGCGGTGATCGTGACCATCGAGCCGGCTGCATTCTGCTCCTGCGTTTTCTTCGTGTAGACGGACTTGCCGTCCCATGCGGAATTCGGCCAGCTGTTCCCAGAAAGAGAGGTTTTCATGCCGAAGCAGTTATTGGCCTTTTGCGCCAACTCGGATTTGCCGTATCCAGACTCCAGAATGAACTGTGCCATCGACACGCAAGCAAGGATGCCCGTGGTTTTCTGGTTCGCAGTAAACAGCGGACCAATCTTTGCAACTGCTTCTGCCTCGGTGAGATTCTTCAGCGAAGTTGCCTGCATACCGGATGAAGTAGATGAACCGCTCAGTGCCGCCGTTACTTTTGCGGCCAGATCATCCAGACGGTTATAGAGCCAGTCGCCGGGGCAGCTTTTGTTGGCAAACCACCGGTGAACCGTCAGCACCATTTCATCTGTTGCCGGCGCGTAATTGAGAGTTTTATTCTTATCGCCCAGCCACAAGAGCTTCTTCTTGCCGTTACGCTGGCAGATATCGATGCAGAGCTTGATGAGCGAATTGTACACTGCACTGTTCATAGCATACGGCTCACTCTTATCACTGGCACATTCGATGGTAACTGCTCTCTGGTCATTGACATTACTGGATGAACACCAGCTGCGATTCTTTTCCTCGACACAAAGCGATACACGACCATCCGTGCCGATGCCGTAGTTACAGCTTGCCTGACGACTCGTGCTGGTGAAGCAGCCGCAGATGCTTTCTGCAGAAAGCTGACCGACCACACAATGCGGTGTGATGCGGTCAATGCTCTGTGTTCTCTGCCCAGAATGGTTCGGGGAGAGTTTGGTATAAACAACGAGTGGACTATTGGTATATCCCATAGTGATTCCCTCCTGAAAAAAGTTAAGGCCCGGATTGCTCCGAGCCTTGTGCTGTGGTTATTTTGTTGTCACGGGATCAGCAGTTTCATACCGACCCGGATGGCATTGGAAGTCAGACCGTTCAAGGCACGGATGTCCGCACAGCGATTGCCATCTCCCAGTTCAGTCACCGCAATCTTCCAGAGGTTGTCGCCGGGACGGACCTCATAGATCTTGCTGGCAGTGAACGCATAGGTGTCCGCGCTGTTCAGAACATACGCCACACCATCCTCCGATTCCGAGCACTTGATCTTCAGCCAGCCATCGCAGAACTGGATGATCTCCACAAGGGTGTTCTTCTTGTAGACCGCTACGATCTCCGCATCCAGACTGGGGTTTTTGCGGATATTCATGAGAGTCTTGAGCTTGCCATAGGCAATGGTGGCCGGAAGCTCCTCTGCGGTCGGGAACTCATTCTCGTCCACAGCGGACTCCTGATTCTTCTCCTCGTCAGACTTCTCCTTATCTGCTGGGGCATCTTCCTTGGGCTGTTCCTCGGTTTCCGGCCCTTTTTCCTCTGGCTCATCCTGTACCGGATGCTCCTCTTCTTCCTCTGCTCCGGTAACAAGCACAGCTTCCTCCGGGTAGATCACATTGCCGTCATTGTCGAACACACGACTGCCGGGATTCTCATCGCACTTGGCTTTTGCGTTCGCCAGCAAACGGTACGCGCCCAGCTGAGATGCCTCATCCTCCCAGACCTCACGCACACGGTAATAGCCAGTCGTCAGCTTTGCGGGATACTCTTTCTTACTCATAATGTTTGCCTCCTATAAAATTCAGAGAAAGGCTGTTACACCTCTCCCCATTGGTTACTCGTCCTTATTCTTTTCTTCCTTCAGCTGCGCCAGCATCTCCTTGAGCTTGTCCGGCACCGGCAGACCGATCACTGCTGCATTCTCCAAACAGCTCAAGCCCTCATTTGCCAGATAGAAGAACACCACTGCGGTACGGATGGCCGCGCCGTTCTGGAGGATCTGCGTGTCGATGATGTTGGCGATGCCAACCAGCACAAAGATGCACACCTTCTTGGCGATACCACGGAAGCCGACCGCAGAGGACAGTTCGTGCTTGATGGCTGCCGCCAGCACGCCGGTGAAGTAGTCGCAGACCACAAACACCACCAATGCATAAAGGAAGCCATCAAAGCCACCGAAGAACCAGCCCAGGAAACCACCCAGACCTGCGAACATCCACTCAATCTTGTCGATCACATTCTGCATAATCTTACCCTTTCCGCCCTTTTGGGCATAAAAATAGACGGTCGATGCCGCCTTGTGTAAAAACTTCTATAATGAACACCGTTTAACAGACAAATATAACCCCTGTCTGCCATTGACGATGGAGATTTACTTGCTGTCCTCGGTCAGCCATGCACGGATCTGGCAGTAGTAACCGTCTGCCCATGCCTGATATCCTCGTGCGGAAGGATGGATGCTGTTGGTCAGCGTCCGGCTCGTTTCCGTAAAGCGGTTCGTCACAGGCTTGTCTGCATACGGGAATGCCAGACGGCGGTCAGTACGCAGACCATGTGCAAAGCAGGTCACGTTCTTATGGTACTTGCCAGCATCAAATGCCTTGATCAGTGCGAGGTTCAGCGTATTAATGCTCATATGGAAAATGCCCATGCTTGCACCGCACTGGTAGGAGTAATCCGAGCCGGGACCACAAAGGCCAATACCGACCTTGCAGTTCGGGAAGCCGGTTTCCTTATCCAGCAGCGCATCAATGAACTGCTTTGCCTGGTCCACGAACTTCTGCACTTCTGCCTCGGTGCGGTACAGCGTACTGCCCTGAGACACATCATTGGTGCCAAGTGCAATCAGAAAGTAATCGATGCCCTCATAGCCGTTGGTTTCACAGTACTTCTGGAAGTCCAGCCGACTCTTGAGCTTATCCCAGAAAGCATTGGTCTTGCCGGCGTAGTCGCTGTCTGCCAGATACCGGGCGAAGGTCCAACTGCCGCGCCCCTCATGCTTACCACCGTCCGGGCCTCTCGTGCCGAGCTGATGGATCACACAGTCGCCATCCTCTGCCAGCAGCCGGTACACTTCCGTTGCCACATGACCATTGTCCACGAGAGAATCACCGCAAATGCAGACATTCTTCGTGAGCTTATTCTTCAGCTTATGGTGGACTTTCACCTGCACCGCTTTGGAAGAAACGATGTGGCAGTCATTCTCATCCAGACGGCGAACCGTCAGGGAGAAATCCGAGCTTTCAGTGGTCGGGGTGTAGTTCATGCAGTATTCGTTCCGGGTCAACGTCGGCGCATTCGTACCTTTGGCGAACACATACAGATTTTCCTTGCCATCATGCCGGGAAAGGCAGTCATAGAAGATAGACAATTGCCGCCCCTCCATGCAGTCCCAATGGGACGGGGTCACGATGTCATCCTCTGTGTTACCCGATACTGCTTTCTGAACATAGTCAGTAATACGCTTCGGGATAAAGGATGCCTCATTGTCCGCAAACAGGTCACCAGCTTTGTATTCCTTTCCGTTTACGATAAAGGTCACATCCGGGTTGATATGCGGATTATACAGCTTGCTCAGATACCAGCTTGCGATATAGAAACCGTTCGTGCCCAGCTTTCGGAACAGGCTGGTGTCATACAGGTTAATGGTCTGCGTACTGGCATCGTAAGCGAGGATACGCATCGGCATTCCATAAGAACCGGCCGTATTGAACGCCATCTCCACCGGGTCACTTGCGGTGATCCACTGATAGTGGAACGTATCCGGCACACCCAGACACTTGGAGCTGACCTGAATCGTGCCAGCATTCTGATCGATGGTGATTCCACCACTTGCCAGATACATGTGCCGGGAATCGCGGCCGGCAAGGTCAGAACGAATCTGCTGGAACTGGTTCGCATACTTTTTCTCAATATAAGAATCACGGCGCTCCTCATCGAACAGTGCACCTGCCTTATACTCCGTACCATTCAGTACGATGCTGAAGGACGAGCCCATGTGCGGATACCAGAAGTGATTCTCATACCATGCGGCGATATAATAGCCAAAAGCTCCCAACGCACGGAATTGCGCAGTGTTGTAAAGGTTGATTTCACCCTTGGAGGAATCATAGGCCAAAATCAGCATGTGGTGCTTTTCTGCTTCCTCGCTGTCCAGTATCGGCACAGGCTCCTCACCGACACTAATCCAGTAGTAGGTGCCGTTATCCACCGCAGCAAGAATCCGTTTAGTGACCTGAATGGTGCGGTTGACGGTGTCAATCATGAGCTGACCCGTGGAAAGGAACATCTTCGCCGAGCGGTACTTGTGCTGGGTCACCGCATTATAAGCAATCTTCGCCGGATTACCGTAGTCGATGCCGTTGATGACCGTACCGTTGTTGGATGGAGCAGCATATACGACATTACCATCATAAAACACAGCAAACACAAAACGGTTCCGGGTGAACAACTTGCCCCAGTCCCCATCGGTATTTGCCACCCTGATGACCGGAACTTCAATCTTCGTTCCAGACTCGTCCGCAGATACTTCCTTGCCATCATAGTAGACAGCCCACCACTTTTTTGTGGAGAAATCCACCGAAATGCTGCTTGCATCAGTCAACAGCGTCTGCTCATACTGAGTACCATTCGGGCGGCGGCAGACATATACATTCTTACCCTCCGGGAAGGTAACGGTCACCTTACTACCCGTAAACCTGATGTCCACGCTTCCGTTCATCCACTGCCAGCTAGTCGCGTAATTCGACAAAAGATTCAACGGGAGCATATTGTCGTAAAGGTATACAGAGAGCTTCGGCAGCAGCTTTTCACTAGTAGTAATGGAAATGAAACGGGTATTCGGGAGCAACGTGATCACATAATTGTCATAGACTTTGTTATTTTCTGCCCGGAAGCAGCCGCCGAGGAATTTGCGATCCATGTCATAGCAGACCACATTGTTGTACTCATCACTGCCGCTCATATAGCCGAACTGACCAGTCACCAGAATGGAATCACCACTGACTGGGATTAGATGCGCCACACGCCAGCTCTCAGACGCAGTAATGTAGCCGTTTTTGTTCACATAGCCGGCATTCAGATACCAGTTCTTCATGACATCCTGCATGGAACGCACTCTGCCGATGGCTCGGACATTGTCGCCTGCCGTGCCATAGGTTTTTCCGGTATCATCCACACGAGCATCCACCAACTCCTGCGCATAGTTGGCATTTTTGTCCGTAGATGCCTTGACATTGGCATCAATCTGGGCTTTCAGCGTTTCTGCGGTCTTGTCCATTTCTGCCTTATTCGCAGCAACGGCACTGTTGGTGGCATCCACTTTCTTCGTGATATCAGCCACATCCTGCGCAGTCTTTTTCCGATGAAGTGCCATCTGCTCCGAGAACCGGGAACACATCGCCCAGTATTTCTCCTGCGACAGAAGCGTTCCGGCCGGCACAGGTTTGCGGCTGATATAGCTGTCACCCGTTGCTTCCTCATATACAATGGTCAACGGTTCATATTCTTTCGTTTTGTCCCAAACACCATCATGGTGCGGAACGATACGATTGCCGATATATTCCGACATATTTTTCTCCTTTCCCGGCTGCATCAGCCGTTTGCAAACTCTACGACCAGTCGTCCGTCATCGTCCATCGAGAAGATGAGCTTCAGGCCATCTTCCGTGGTGAAGGCAAGATAGCCGTCATCCGTGACCGTGCAATTGAGCAGATTCTCGATGAACTTCTGGATGGTACTGGACTCCGACTTATCGCTGAAGCCAAGCCCATCCTCCGACACAATGGCAAAATAGCCATCGTCCGTGATATATACTTCCAGCAGTCCTTTGCGGATGGCTTCCACCACACCGGCATAAGTGTAAGTGGCGATCTTACCGTTGTTGATGGCCGCCCGCTCCACTTTCAGTGTGAGGGAGAACGAGCCAAGGACATCACCTGCTGTGCTGAGCATAACAACATCCAGCGGAAACCGTCCTGCCTGCGCGGTCATGAAAGCCGTAATCGTAAAGACGACCGCTCCATTTTCGACAAATACAAGGTCAGTTGCCGTTTCGCTGGTGTAGTGAAAAATCGTACCGTCCGGTCTGGTGCCGGAACAGGCTACGATGCAGTCCTGCGGCACAGAATACTGCACGGAGTTGTTATATAGGACACAGCAAACTTTCCGTGCTTTGTTGTCATACTGCTTGACCGGAACTGTCACCGGGATGAGATTTTCCGTCAGCGACAGCTCCACTTCCTGATAACTGCTTGTGACCATTACGCGCCCCCTCCTTCCTCGGTGTCACCTTCTTCTTTGTCTTCTGTATCTGGAATCTCTGGCTCTGTGGGTTCCGTGGGCTCTGGATCAGTTGGTTCCGGGTCGGGTTTCTCCGGCTCATAGCCAACCGTCTGCCACTGCTCGCCATCCCAGAGCTTTAACCGCAGGTTCTTCTTATCGACCCAGAGGGTATCGACTGCCGGGGCTTCCGGTGTTGTTTCCGACACAGGGATTCCCGTGTTTCCAGTTCCATACCGCTTGTCCAACTCCTCATACAGCTCTTTGGACAGCTTCTTTGCTGTTTCATACCGCTGATCGAGTGTTTTCTGAAGCTCTGCAGAAATGGCGGTCGCCGTTTTGTACCGTTCATCCAGCTCTTTCAGTAAATCTTCGGAAAGCTCTGTTGCTTTCTTATAGCGGTCGTCCAGTTCCTTGAGGGTCTGTTCCAGCAGGATTGCTGTTTTGTCTGCAGTATCATCTGACTCCCAGCCATAGCCCCACGTCTTACCACCATCGGTAGATACAAATAACCCGGCAGAGCTGTTTTTCCACGCTACCGTAGACTGACTCAAAGCTCTGGCATTGAACGCATAGCGGACAGTGTTGCCTTTGCTGTCAGTCTCATTTTTATAATGTAGTCCGAACAGCGCAGCAAAAAGTGTACCGTCATAGATGATCGATGCTGTGATTCCACCGACCTGTTCTCCCACAGCTGTTTCTGCACGGATTGCAGTGTCGTAAGCAATGGTCGCTGTATTCCGGATACTGTTCAGCGAACCTGTCAACGAGGAATTCCGACTGCTGACCGTGGAGTTCGACAGCGTGATGCTGTTATACCGTTCCAGCAGCGAATCATACTCGGTTTCCGTGACCTTAGAGCTGACCTCGATGCCCAGCTTCGAGATATACACATGGACGGTATCGCAGAGGGAAACACGCTCCGCTTCCACAATATCCTCGTATCCTGGTGTATTCCAGAGCTGAACAAAGTCGATTTTGATGTCAATCTCCGGCTCGGTCAGGTCGGTCGTGTCGATATAGTTCTGGGCAAATTCTCTCAGTGCGTCCTCCGTAGGTTTCTCCTGAAAGTCACTGGTGCAGTCCAGCACAGTGATTTTCTGATATGGAACAAACTTCTTGCTCATCAGCACTACCTTTTCCGGCAGTTCCATGACCTCCTGTGTTTCGCTGTCCACCCAATACGGATGCACACCTGTGATGGTGTTCTCGATGGATTTTTCCATCTTGAAATCAGTCAGATTCTTGCCGTAGGTGATGTGGACATTATGATCCGCACCTCTGGCCTTATGGAACTTGACCAGATATCTATCCCACTCGAATTCTCCATCGAAGGTATCCAGCACAGAAGCATCCATGCCGCCTAGACAGTTACGAAACGAGGATGGAACCCCCAGCGTAAAGGTTGCACTGGAATCCACATCCGTCCAGACATCGAATGGGCAGTCGGAAGCCGCATGACTTTTCAGTCCCTGCATTGCTCCGATACACCCGGTCACTGAAAACGGGGAAACTGTAATAAAGTTGAGCTGATAGGAAATGTGCCGTGCCTGCACTTCCAGTTTCCCGTCAATGGGAGTGGTGATCTTGTAGATACGGAACGGCTGGCTCTGCATAGTGTCGGAGGGCTTGGCGAGGATGATATTCCCCTCCTCCAGCATTTCGGCATGGATACCATCTGCCGGACAGACCAGCTTCAGCTCATAACTGCCGTTTCGCTTTTCGGTCACAGTACAGGACTGTGTGTCGGCCAGCTTCCCGATGCCGTTATGGGTGAACTTCATTTCTTTGGAATCATATAAGCATGGGATCACCGGCCTCATCTCCCATCAAAGCGTCCACCAACGTGGAATGACCTCCACTGCCGTAATACCGCCTGTCCATGTGATCTGTGTCTTGCCCTCCGGCAGTTCTGGAAAGTCATTCGAAAGAATGGTTTCATTGCAAAATCCGGTAGCATTGTAGGCATTGTGCGTTTCACAGTTGAGCAGCACATAGTCCGTGATGCTGTGAATGGTGATCTTCTCTTCGCCCACATACAGCTCACCGCCGCTGTCTCCATAGACCTTGAAGATGGGCTGTGCAGGGAAAGCAAAGGGATTTTTGAGCGTTGCTCTGCTTTCCAGCCGAATGCTTCTCTGCCCCTCTACACTCCACCGCTGGGGCTTGCAGTTAAAGGTTAGCTCCATTTCCGCGGCTCTCTGGGCAGTCACATCAAAGGCAAGGGCATCTTTGCAGACCGCCATTCGGAAGAAATCCGGGTCGTAGGTGTCCTGCAATTTTTGATACCCCACCGGCGAGAGCAGCCATGCCTTGACTGCTGCGGTCTTGGCCGGCAGGCCGTTGAAGAAGAAGGCCTTGTACTTGATATCCACATTCTGATACCGACGCCGTCCGGCTTTTGCCTTTTCTGTGATAATATCTCCATTGCGGCCGGGAACCGAGGTGGTATCCACATCCGCAGCCGGAGAATCATACACACCGGGACCAGATAAATATAAAAGGAAGTCCTTGCTGGACTTCCCTGCAAACGACAGATACTGTCTGGCATATCTGCCTTTAAGCTGAAACTGCGATACAGTCTGCTTTGGGGCATTGTAGCCCATACGCATCTCCCCCTTTACTTGAATACCGAATCATCTTCATGAATCATGCCGTTGATTTTATCGGCAACGGTCTGTGCCAGTTCATCATCGTTCCGGGCGTTGTAACCGTTGACCGTGATATACACACCGCCAAGGTTTGTCGTCCGCGTAGTGTTGCCTCCGGCCAGTGCCGCCTGTGGGAAGTTCCATGCGAAACCGTCAAAGTGCGGCAGGGTCAGTTCCGGCAGGCTGAAGGAACTGATGCCCGCCATTCCTTGCTGTACCTTAGATACCATAGAGCGGACCTGTTTCAGCAGACCGCCCTCGCTGCCCTTGATGCCACTCGTCAAGAGCTTCATAAAGTCCGGCATATAGGTGTCAGCATCAGACAACGGGCCTTCGTCCGGCACAGAGAAGTGAAGGAACGAGCGGATTCCCTTTGCTACGCTCTTCACCGCACTACCGACCCAGCTCACCCCTTTTTTGATGCCACCGGCGATACCACCGACGATATCCTTACCCCAGTTCCAGGCAGACGAGGTCACATTCTTAATGCCACTCCAAATAGACGATGCCACGTTGCTTATCGCAGACGCCGCATTGGAGATTCCGTTCTTGATCGCCGCCGCGCCCTTCGAGAATACCGATGTCACTTTGTTCCAAATATTCGTCACACCCTCACGGAAACCATCGCAATGCTTCCAGAGAGCGGTCAAACCAAGGCCGATACCGCCGACTGCCGCGACTGCGATGCCGGCCGGACCAGCCAGACCCGCGAGTGCTGTACCTGCCGATGCGAGGAGGCCACCTGCTGAACTTGCCACGCCAGCAAGGGCTGTGCCTGCGCCAGCGGCCAGACTGGAGACGGTAGAGCCGACTGACCCGAACAGACCTGCCAATGCTGAGCCGACCGACCCGGCGATGCTACCCAGCGATGAGCCAATTCCGGAGAGCAATCCGGTCAGGCTGCCGCCCAGACCTCCAAGTTTGGAGATCACACCGGACGCCAGACTGCCGAGGCTCGATAGGATTCCGCTACTGCTGGAGCCGAGGCTTCCCAGTTTAGAGAGGATGCTGGAAATTTCCTGCCCCAGACCGCCCATTTTAGAGGTCAAACCGGAGATTAACTCTCCGAATTTGGCTACGATCTGGCCGCCATCCGCAGTACCGATTTTCGACAGGAAACTGCCAAGGTTAGACAGCAGACCACCGCCATTCTCTGTACCGAGAATGTTGCCGAGGTTCTGCATCGTACTTCCGAGATTTCCAATCGTGGTCTTCATGGAGCCGATCTTGTCCACAATGCGGATGACGCTGTCTACCGTATCGCCGATTTTGCTGATGCCATTTCCCAGATTTTTCAGGAAATCAGAGTTGAAAGTGTCGCCGAGACTGCGGATTGCACTGCCAAGTGAACTGGTTTCCTGACTCAGTTCACTAATGGAAGATTTCATATCCGCGAAGCCCTGCTTCACTTCATCGCTCATGTTGCCGACTGCTGCCTTGGTGATACCCTGCAGGTCGGTCCAGAGCTGCTGGAACTGCGTCTTCACGCCGGAAAGTCCGGACATGAGCTGCGATTGAATGCTGCGACCCACGCTTCCTGCCGCCGAGCCGATTCCGCGTTCGCTTCTGTGAATGGTCGTTGCAAAACCACCGACTACAGAATCCATCCAGTCGCTCAGAGAATCGACGGGAGTGGTCAGATTGTCACTCATAGACGAAGCCAGACCACGCACCGCCTTCACGACAACACGGACATTTTTCTTAATTCCGGTCGCCAGCAGCTTCATGAAGTCGGGCATATACTCATCTGCATCGGAAAGTGGGCCTTCATCCGGCACAGAAAAGTGAAGGACTGAGCGGATCTTATCTGCCACACCGGTCACTGCATTTGTCACATCCTGAATCCGTGACTTGATGCCCGACACGATGTTTCCGATCAGGTCAGAGCCCCACGAGAACGCCTGCCCTATCAACCCCTTGATGAACGAAACTGCATTGTTGAATCCGGTCGAAATCGTAGTCTGGATGCCCGAAATTGTGGACGAGATTCCAGACTTCATAGACTCGAATGCACTTGTCGCTGCCGAGCGGATTTCGTTGCTGAGATTCGTAACTGTGGATTTCATGAAGTTCCAGCCGGAAGAAATCACGGACCGGATGCCCGAAACCACAGACGAAATTTTACTGCTAATAGCCATCCAAATAGACGACACCACCGAATGGATTGTCGAGAGAGTAGTCGAAATCACATTCTGGATTGCCATCCATGCGGAGGTCATCCGAGTCTGGATTCCGGTCAGCAGCGGCGAGAGGAACGATACGATTGCATTCCAGATAGATGTCACCGAAGTCCGGATTGCCGTCAGCACCGTAGAGATCGCCAGCTGGATGGCTGTCCATGCTGCCGAGAAAACCGACTGTAGGCCAGAAAGTAGGGGTGTCACAAATGCAACGATAGAATTCCAAATCGAAACGATTTTCGAGTGAATTTCCGTCAGTGCAGCACCGACCAAAATCTGAATGGCCTGCCAAATCGTCTTGAACAGGTATTGGAATGCCTCCAGCAGAGGCTGGATCGTGGTGTAGATTCCGGACCAAACCTGCAGGATTGTCTCACAGATGGAAGTCATCACAGACGAGATTACAGTCGAGATTGCCATCCATACACGCACCACAGTGTCGTGGATCACGGTCAGTGCAGACGAAACCGACTGCGAAATCGCCGTCCATGTCGTGCGGAAGGTCGTCTGGATCGAGGTCAAAATCGAAGTGAAGAATCCGGAAATCCCCGTAAACACAGAGATTGCCACCGAATGAATGGACGAAGCCGTATCCGAGAAAAATCCGCTGATTCCACTCCAAATCGACACAAAGAACTGCTGGATGCCGCTCCAGACAGACTGCCAGCTTGTACCGAAGAATCCAAGGAAAACATCCAGCGTATTCCGCAGAGTCGTAAGGGTAACAGAGAGAATCGAGCGGATGCCCTGCCAGATTCCAGAGAAAATACTCTTTGCCGACTCCCACGCTCCACGCCAATTTCCGGAGAAAATGTTAGAGAAAACATCGAGCAGACCGACCATCGAATCAAGCACGACGCCGAGGATAGTAGAGATATTCTGAAATGCGCCTTCGAACAGTGGGGCCAGCAACTGACAGAATCCGTTCCAGATTGATTGCAGAACCTGAGTGATATCCTTAAAATCAAAGCCGAGTGCATTGATCCGCTGCGTCAACTGGTCGCAGAAGGCTTTCACTTTGGATACGATATCGTTCCAGATGCCAGTGATTGCTGTACGGAATTCCTCGTTTGTATTCCACAAATCGAGAAATGCTGCTACCAGTGTACCGATGACCGCGACCACCGCCACAACCGGCCCGGATAGGCCGCCCAGCACTGCGCCCAGTTTGCCGAATGCACCGCTGGCACCACCCACGTGGGTAATGAGCAGCCGGACACCCTTTGCGAGAGAACTGAATCCCCGCATCGCTGTGCCGACCGTTGATATGGTCTTACCCAGAACAATGAGCAGCGGACCAATCGCAGCTGCCAGCAGCGTGACTCGGATAATCACCTCTCTGGTGCTGTCGTCCATGCTGTTCAGCTTATCAACAAACTGCTGCACCGCCGATACGATTTTGCGGATGGTCGGCATCAGGATATCGGCAAAAGAAATGGCCAGCTCCTCCAACTGAGATTTCAGAATGGTGAGCTGACCACTTAAATTGTCCTGCATGGTTTCTGCCATGCGTTCGGATGCGCCATCGCATCCCTCGATTGCACCACGGAGTTTATTGATATCCCCCTCGCCGGCATTCATCAGAGCGAGGAAGCCGGACATTGCATTCTTGCCGACCAGAGCTTCCGCATTGGCTGCCTTTTCGGATTCAGACAATCCTGCAAAAGCCACACGGCAGTCTGCAAGAATGTCATTCAGGCTTCTCATACTGCCGTCTGCATTGCTGGTAGCAATCGTGACCTCACCGATGTTCTTGCCGGCAAAGGTCACATCACCGGCAAGGTTGTTCATAATGGAACGCAGAGAAGTACCAGCCTGCGAAGCCTTGATACCGCTGTTTGCCATGAGGCCGATGGCTTCTGCGGTATCCTCTGCCGAGAATCCCAACGCGCCGGCGATAGGCGCACAGTACTTGAACGTCTCGCCCATCATGCTGACGTTGGTGTTCGCGTTGGAAGAAGCTGCCGCAAGGATATCCGCAAAATGACCGGAATCTGAAGCCGACAGGCCGAAAGCGGTAAGGGCGTCCGTGACGATATCCGAGGTCGTGGCGAGGTCTTCACCGGAAGCGGCCGCGAGGTTCATAATGCCCTCAATACCAGAAAGCATATCTTCGGTGCGCCAACCGGCCATCGCCATATACTCCATCGCGGAGGCGGCTTCTGTTGCGGAGAATTTGGTCTTTGCGCCCATCTCACGGGCTTTCGCACGGAGTTTGTCAAAGTCAGCCCCGGTCGCACCGGAAATAGCAGAAACCTTGCTCATCTCAGCATCGAAGTCAGCCGCTGTTTTCACTGCCGCTGTGCCGAGGCCGGTCACAGCTGCGGTCACAGGAAGGAACTTCTTACCCACATTTTCGACCGAAGAGCCAAGGTTCTGTAATTTTTCGCCGGCCTCATCGATTTTGGCAAGGGTCGCGTTAGTGGTCGCCGCCTGCTCCTGCAGGGATTTCAGATTCTGTTCTGTCTCAGCAATCTCACGCTGGAGAGCATCGTACTGCTGCTGGGTGATTTCACCATTGGCAAGCTGTTCATTGGCCTGCTGTGCAGCGGTCTTTAAGGTTGCCAGCTTTTCCTTGGTGGCTTCAATGGCATCCTTGAGCATCTTCTGCTTCTGGACGACCAGTTCAGTATTCGAGGGGTCCAGCTTCAGGAGTTTGTTGACATCCTTCAGTCCGGACTGCGTCCCCTTTATTGATTTGTTTACACCTTCCAGTGCTTTGGAGAGCTTTGTGGTATCGCCGCCGATTTCAACGGTGATGCCCTGGATTCTGGATGCCATGCGGGTAACCACCTCCTCGTGGGCATGAAAAAAGCCCATCTGCACGAGGCAGACGGGCTAAAGCGGTAAAATAATATACTCGTAAGTTACTAACTCGTGAGTTACTTTTTTGGGAAGTGGGCTTGCAACTTAGAAATTTACAAATCTTTCGTTGCTATAAGCCGAAAAAAGAGCTATACTTAAATTGAAAAATTGTACTCAAAGGAGGTATGCTCTATGAGTGAACATCAAATTGATATTGCCGATATGCAGTGCTGGGTTTTCCGTATGGCTCAATCCAAGTGGAAAAAGTCTCCTGAAGCCTGCGCGAAGATATTTCAGGATAATGATGTGTTTGGATTTATCGCCAGGTGTTACGACTTTCTCCATTTAAGCAGCTATGAGTGCGCTTTGGATGATGTCGAGGAAATGCTGAAAAGCCGAGGTGTTGCCGTATGCTGACATTAACAAACGGAATGTTGCTCTATCACGGCAGTTTCATCCAGGTGTCCGAAATCGATCTTAGCAAATGTAAACAAGGCAAAGATTTCGGGCGCGGTTTCTACGTCACAAGCTCCTACAAGCAGGCTCAAGGTTTTGTTCCTCTGTCTGTAAACAAACAGGTAAACGAAGGGAAACTGCCTTCTGGCACAGCATCCGGTTACATTTCTGTTTTCAAACTCCATTTAAATCCCGATATCGCCATTCACCTATTCAATGCTGCTGATAGGAATTGGCTCCATTTTGTTGCTTCAAACCGTAGAAGAACCTTGTTCCCAGATGTCCGGGAACAGTACGCCAAGTTTGACATCATCGGAGGAAAAATAGCCGACGACCAAACTGCCCGCACTTTACAGCTTTACACCACACGCGCTTATGGTGAACCCGGCTCTGAAGATGCCGATAGCTTTGCTATCAAAATGCTACTGCCGAATCGCCTAGAAGACCAGTTCTGCTTCTGCAACGAAAAAGCGATCCAATCTCTCGAATTTATAAGGAGTGACAACTATGACTTCAAGCACCTATAATGTCAGTGACGAACAGCGCGAGTCTTGTGCTGTAAATGTCATGCGGGCAATGCTCGAAGATTACTGCGCCGAATCGGGCATCCCCTTTGATCAGGCATTCTTTGAGTTTTCGACTTCCCCTGCTTATAAGGAGTTGTTCGATTATTCTACTGGCCTATGGATGGAAGGCCCTGATTACCTTCGCAATGTCTTTGAAGATACACGCAAACCCACCGATTCCGCTTCTGCATGAAATACTTAGTTGACTATTTACACCCAATCAGCTATAATTCATTAGCGATCAGGTTTCAGTAACCTTGCGAGGTCTGAGACCGGGAAGATGACCTCCGGGCCACCTTCTTTCTCCCCCAGTTGTGCACGGCTGGGGGATTTTTTATACCCTGCTGTCAGACGACTGTGCTTATTTCGTTTGCAATATAAGCACGGTCGTCTGTTTTTTCTTTAGAAGTGGTCGAAGTCCGACTGACTTGCCAGCTCTTTGTACGGATAATCGTCATTCTGTCGCTCCGTGAACATATCATTGACCAACCCGATGGTCAGCAGGTCGAGGTCGGCGATGCTGATACCGAGCTGCACACAGCGCAGCAGAAAGAGCGGGGTGGTCATTTCCCGCTCACTTTTGCGAGGTTTTTTCGGGATTCCACCTCGGTCTGCACATTCAGGCCCCACAGTTCGATCAGCTGGGGCAGAATCTGGTAGATGGAGAAGGTGTTGAACTGGTCAAGGAACGCCTCCGGGCTGTCCGGCACATTCGCAGGGTCTGCATGACGGGCCATCAGCCATGCCAGATCCTCGAACATCTCCAGACTGAACAGATCAAGGTTGGAATTGTCCTCGTCGTTCTCCCCCACACTCTTTTCCAGCTGGCGCAGGTCTTTGTAGATGTCGCGTCCGAACTTGATGCGGTACAGGCGAGGCACAGCGGCACTGGCCTTGAAAGTGACTTCTTTGCCATCGATCTCGATTTTCTTCGTAACTGCCATAATCGTATCCTCCAAAAATTTCATGTAAAAGTGGCAGAGCCGAAGCTCTGCCGTATATCGTGTTTCTTACTCAGCCGGGTCGATGCTCACCAGAGCATTGCCACCGCTCACAGTGGGCAGCTTGCCATCCCACTTCTGAACTTTCTGATACTCGATCAGCGTATAGGACAGACTCTCTGCAATCTTGCGGTTTGCCTCGGCCTGCGCTTCTGCAGCAATGGAAGTCTTCTGGGCTTCAGCCTCCGCATTGGTGATTGCCACCTGCTTGTCAGCTTCTGCCTTGGCAATGGCGGCTTCGTTCTCAATCTTCTGCTTATCGGCGTTCTGCTGTGCAATGGACTTCTGCTGGATTGCGTCGTTATAAGCATCCTCGAAATCCATATCGTTGATTACGACCTTGTTCACAAACACAACGCCCTCGCCGTATTTCTGTTCCAGCGACTCTGCCAGCTTCTGCTGAGCCAGAGGCTCAATCTTGGTACGGTTTGTCACTTCATTGGGACCAAGTTCTGCCATCGCAGACTTGATGGCAGATGCCACCAGTTCATCACCGACCAGATTCTTGATGTCGGACACATTCGCATACAGCCATGCGCTCTTCTCAGGAAGTACCTGATAGGTCACAATGACATCAGCGGCATACACCGGAGTCTTGTCGGAGGCTTCACCCCAGACCTGCGCCTCGATGTGCTTATCCTGCTGCTTGTTGTTGACCTTGTGGATGCTCTGTACAAAGGGAATGCAGAAGTTGAGCTTGCCGCTCTGGATGGTGGTTTCCTGGATCTGACCAAAACTGGTCTTCACGCCAGTGTATCCGGTAGGGATGATGCTAAACGAGCAGACGGCCAGAAAGACAACAAGAATAAATGCAAACAGCGGAATGATCTTCTTCATAGTTTTGTTCTCCTATTATAATAGTGTAGGCAGAGTCGAAGCTCTGCGGTGTATAAGTGTTTCTCAGCCCTGCGGCTGCTCTTCGGTCTGGCCGGGTTCAGCGGTGTCCATCGCCTCCGCCTGCGGCTCGTAGACGGCATCGTACCACTTGTTGTAAACCTCATCGGTGGTGTTGGTACCAGTCTTGGCCTTGACATAACCGTTTGCCAGAGGGGTCGCCTGCAGGCTCAGCGTTTCGGTCTTGACCTCTTTGCTGTCCTCGGTGGTCTCACCCTCAACAGCAGGGCGGCTTGCCACACAGTTGTAAAAGACATGACGGGTATGACGCTGGTCGCCATCGAACTCGAACAGGAATGCGAAATGCTCCAGCTCCACGTTGGCGTTCTCTGCCAGAACACCGTTGCCATCCAACTCCTCGTGCATGATGTCCGTGAGGAAGCTCTCCGGAACCAGTGCGATTTCCAGATCACCTTCGTAGCCGGAGTTGTTATTCGCAACATAATAGGCAACATTATCCGCGTAAAACGGCTCGATCTCGCCATTGGCATCCATCGACAGGCTGACTGCACCGGGGATGCGGACCGGCTTTGCATAGGTGACACTGCCATCTTCGTCAAAGGTTGCCTTGGCATAATGGCAGTTTTTCAGGCCAAATTTGACCTTATTGCTTTTCTTCGACATAGTGTTCCTCCCATAAAAATATCCTGCATGAGCATCACACGGTCAGCTCATACAGGACTTCATACATCTTTTCGGTTTCGATCCAGACCTCACTTTTTTCATAGTAGAGTTCGTGTGCGGTCAGGACTTCTTCAATATTTGCTTCCATATCCGGGTCTTTGTAATCGGTGTAGACCTCGATGTCCAGCCGATTAAAGTGGTGGTACACAAGGTTATCCGCACCAAAGTTCTCAGCCCTGGGATACAGGAAGCAGATAAACGGTGGATCAGGGCTCTCCCCTTCTGCGAAATGGTCATACGCATAAGGAAGTCCCATCTCTTCCACCAGAGCTTTTACTTCTTCGTGGGTCATTGGTTTCTCCTTACTTTAGTGCCTTTTCGATGAGAGACTGGAGCTGCTCGATGCCGGCCTGTTCAGCCGGAGCAATATGGGGTCTTCCTGCCACACGACCGCCGCCGCGTTTGGCATGACCTTTTTCCAGCAGATGTGCCAGCTGGTAGCGGTTCTTGGAATGCACCACCATCTGAAGGCTCTGACTGGATTCGGACTGCTTGGTCGCCACCCAGCTTCCCTTGTACGCGCCCGTCCGGGACGGTGCATTGGCCGAGATCTGGTCTTTGACCGTTTTGGCAGACTTACGGACTGCCTTCTTGACTTCGGTGGAGGCAAGGGTCGCATATTCTTTTAATCCCTCGTTGATGGCATCTGCCATCTCATCGATGCTGACGGTTCTGCTCATCCGGCTGCCTCCTTTCCAAACGGCAGTGAATCTTCAGCGTTTTCTTTTGGAAATTCATCGGGTCAATGGATTCGATATCGTAGAGCTGCTCTCGGAAGCGGATGCGGTAACCAGTAGAGGTCAGCCCTCTGGTTTCACTGCACCAACGGACCGTGAACACCACGCTTTTCTGTTCGGCTGTGACCTCACCATCTTCCTCCTGCGATTCATAGGTCGAAGCGTAGGCGAAGCAGGTGAAATATTCCTCCCATGTGTTCCGATGGTTTCCGACCTTATCGGTCACGACTGTGCTTTTTTCAATCGTGATCCGCTCATTCAGCTTTTCGATCATCAGAACACCCCCTCCCTCACAGCAAACAAAATTGAACGAAGCGTCAGCATCAGCTGGTGATGGTCGGCTTCGTCCCGGTGTTCATAGAGATACCCCAGCGCATACAAAATTGCCACACGGCAGGTGCTGCGCAGGGCTTCCAGTTCCCTTGTGGGCTGTACCCCGTTCTCGGCATCCCGGTCAGCAGCATTGACTGCCTCCCACTGGTCTTCCGAAAGGCGGCCCACATCCTTGCACATCTGCTCCGCAGAAGATAAGAGGATGCCGATCAGGGCATCTTCATCACTGCTGTCTACCCGAAGGTAGGTCTTTGCTTCGTAAAGCGGAATCAATGCCATGACCAACATCCCCCTTTCTTAGCCCTGCGGTGCCATCTGAAGCAGCTGGACGGCTTCGGGCAGGATCAGCTTACCATCGACACGCTGGGTGGTCAGGAAGCCGACCTGATCAGTACGGGCATACAGCTCGTTCAGACGACGGAAGGTGCGGTTCTGGCGATCAGCCACCCAGTAGTAGCTGTAATCGCCAAAAGCCATGACCTTGCTGCCGCCCTTGATCTCCGGCATAAATGCGGACGTCTTCAGCGGGCGGTTCAGCAGGGTATCAGGCTTGCCGATTTCCAGACCCGGCTTCCAGATATAGTTGCCATTGTTGTCCTTGATGGTCATCAGCTGCAGCACCAGGGCTTCGTTGCAGAGGAACTGTGCCTTCTTGCGGTACGGAGCTTTCAGTGCGTAGTAGAGTTTGAAGATTTCATCGAAAGACACGGCATCCTTCTGAGCAGCGGTCACACCGACCTTTGCGCCGCCAGCTTCGGCCAGCAGACCCAGAGGCTTGCCCACACCGTCACCGGTAATAAAGGCGCGCTCCTCGGCATTGCCCATGCGCACACCGAAGCGGCGAGCAATATAGGTAGCAAGGTCAAAAGCGGAATCGTTCAGCAGTTCGTTGGAAATCTTAATCATGGTGCCCAGCTTGTAAGCGGTCAGCATGGTCTGACCGAAGGTGGTATCGCTCTCCGGGATCTCCTCGCCCTCATCGATCCAGCTGGCCTCACCGGTATCTTCTGCAATGGGAATCTTACGGGTGCCGGAGCTGGTGCGGATGACGGTTGCCATGCCACGGAAGATGTTGTTCTCTTCCAGTGCCTCCACCAGCTTCTTCTCGAACTCATCGGGAACAGTAAAACCGCCCTCAGAATCCTCGCCCACAGACAGGGCATTGCGAACCTCACCGTAATGACCACGGTTGCGAATCATGCACCAAAAGTTCTCGGCGTACTCGGCAGTGGCGGTCGGTTTGACATCCTTCTTCGCCCCGTTCTTCGGGTCAGCATGGACAGGGGTGGAAGTCGGTGCGGACAGCTGTGCCTCGATCTGTGCCTGCTGCTCCAGACGCTCGATCTCCGCGCCGAGGTCCTTGACCTCCTGCGCCATCTTGTTGTACTGCTCCACGGCTTCGGCCTTCACCAGACCGTTCTCGCCGCGGTTCTTCTCCAGAAAGTCCTTGGTCTGCTCCCAGAGAGTGTTGCGCTTCGTGCGCAGTTCCAAAATCTTACTCATAGTCGTTTTCCTCCATAGATTGATTTGTGGTGATATGAAAAACAGCCTGAATGCACATCACTTCATGCACTCAAGCTGCTTCATCAGGATATTGTAAGGAATACTGCCATCCTCGGTCTTCCCGTCCATATCAAGGATGGGTTTGGAGTTGGCAGGCAGTTCTGCCGGAGGGGTCTGTTCTGCGGATGGTTTCGGGTCAGCAGGCGGCTTCTCAGGCGCGGTGTGCTTCTGTCCCACAGCTTCCGGCTTCACACCCAGACGGTTCAGGACGATTAAATCCATCTGACGACTGGAGAAAAGGTGCCCTGCCGCATCCATCTGGAGCGACTGCTTTTCTCCGTCCTCGCCCGGTTTACTGTCTGGGTTTTCCTCCGAATCATCAGGATTCTCCGGGTCTGCCGGGTCACTGTCCGGCTCGTCCTCTTTCTTTGCAAAGAGGATCTCGTCTGCAAAGCCCAGCTCCACTGCCTTCTTCGCATTCATCCAAGTCTCATTGCTCATGAGGTTGGCAATGCGGGCATGGGTCAGGCCGCTCTTTGCAGCGTAAGCATTGATGATGCTCTCCTTGACTTCCTCCAGCACCTCGATGGCCTTCTCCATGTCCTTGGTGTTGCCCATCGCAACGGTGCTGGGGTCATGGATCATCAGCATGGCGACAGGACTCATCTGGACAGTATCACCGGCCATTGCGACAACAGATGCCGCCGAAGCTGCAATCGCATCGATCTTGACCGTGATGCTGCCCTTGTAATCCTTAAGCATGGTATAGATCTCGGCGGCGGCGAACACATTTCCGCCCGGACTGTTGATCCAGACGGTCACATCCCCCTCGCCGGATTCCAGCTCATCCCGGAACATCTGCGGCGTGATCTCATCGCCCCAGAAAGATTCCTCATCGATGGGTCCTTCCAGCCGGAGGATTCTGGTGTCATCACTGTTTTTGATCCAGTTCCAGAATTTCTTCATCGGGTTCTCCTTCCATTTTTCCGTGGCTTACTCTCACTCAGCCGGTTATCGCTGTCAGGTTCTTCTTCCGGATCGGGCTGTGTTTCTTTCGGCTGGTTCTGCTGGCCTGCGGCAGCTTTATTCTGCTGTGCCACTCCTGCATCTTTCAGCTTCACATAGCCGCCGTTCAGGTAGTAGTCGTCACCGCCCTCCTCTGCCGGGATGAGGTCCATGTTCTCCAGACGATGCACATCATTCGGAGAGAGGAAGCCGTTGCTGATGCCGGTGGCATAGCCGTTCATCCGGCTCTGGTAATCGCCACGGAGCAGACCATCCACATTGAATTTCGGGAAGTAGGTATCCTGCTCCTCTTCCAGTAGCAGATCTTTGATGATGCCCTGCTCGATGCGGACAAGCCACGGGGTCAGGGAATGCATCACGAAGTTCAGCGACTGGTATTCAATGTTGGAGAAGGTCGCCCTGGACAAATCGGCTACCAGATGCGGAGGCACACGGAAGATACGGCAGATCTCCGTCACGGAAAACTGCTTCGTTTCCAAAAACTGGCTGTCCTCCGGTGGCAGGGAGATTGGTTTGTAGGCCATGCCCTCTTCCAGCACAGCCACACGATGGGCATTGGCTGCACCGCCATATGCTGCCTCCCAGCTATCCCGGATACGGTTCGGGTCTTTCACAACGCCGGGATGTTCCAGCACACCGCTTGGCTGTGCGCCGTTCTTGAAGAAGGACGAGCCATACTTGTCCACCGCAATGGATGTGCCGAGGCTGTTCTTCATCATGGCGATCGGTGAGAAACCGATCAGACCATTGAAGCCCAGTCCCGGCACATGGAAGATCTCGTCCCGGCGGAAGTAGAGGTCTTTGTTCTGTTCACCCGGAACTTCATCCGTGTATGCGTGGTAGATATAGTAGAGCTCGCCACTCTCATCTCGGTCGACTTCAACATTTTCTGGTAAAAGAGGATACAGCCCCAGCACCGTGTTCTTGCCATCCCGGACGATCTGTGCATAAGCGTTGCCCCAGAGGAGCAGATGGGTCATCAGAGTTTCCCAGAAGACAAAGGATGTCATTTCCGGGTTAGGCTGGCGATACAGAATCTTATACAGCGGATGATCCCGTGCCTTTTCCTTATTGCCGTTATCGTCTGTTACCCGGTAGAGATGCAGCGGCAGTGCCGCAATGGACTCTGCCAGCAGACGGACACAGGCATACACAGTCGGAATCTGCATGGCGGCTTTCTCATCCACCTGCTCCCCGGCATTGGAACGGCCAAACACAAAGGTCTGCCCGGAATCACGGACGTTATCCGTGACCTTCGGCAGACCTTCTTTTGGCTGTTCTGTTTTAGGAGAATCCCTTGGGTTCTCAAACCCCATCCATTCCCAGAATCCCATTAAGCCTTATCTCCTTTCTCCAGTTCCGGCAGGCCGGCAAGGCTGGTACCAAAGGACGCAACACCTGCCACAATAGCCGCGCTGCCAACTGCAACCCAGTCCACAGTGCCGCCGGGCATCTGTGTCACGACCAGAGCCGCACCAGTCTGGAACATCGTCTTTGCAGCACGGATGCCGGCTGCCTTCCACCATTCTGCACTCATCAGATACTTCATTGTGTTTTCCTCCAAATCCTCATATCAAAAAACGATCATGTCACGTTCGTCGTAGACGCTTCCCTGCTGCTGTCCTTCATTTCGGATACAGCGGTCCAGTGCCATGATCGCAGCGACGATACCATCGATCTTCTCCGGCGACTTTGCCTTGGTCGGCTTGATGTTGCCAGCCGGGTCGGTATTCACGACCACATTCCCCGCCATCCATGCCATAACCGGATTGCCGCCGTGGATGATCCTGCCTTCCATCAGGAGCTTGTAGAATTCCTTGGTAGGCGGGCTCATATCTTTGAATCCCTGACCAAAAGGAATGACTGTGAAGCCCATCCCCTCAAGGTTCTGGGTCATCTGCACGGCTCCCCATCGGTCAAAGGCAATCTCCAGAATGTGATAAGTCTTGCCCAGCTCCTCGATGACTTTTTCGATAAAGCCGTAGTGGATGACATTTCCATCGGTCGCCATCAGGTAGCCCTGCTGATACCAGACATCATACGGAACGGATGCCCTGCGCACACGCTGGGGAATCGTATCCTCCGGTATCCAGAAAAACGGAAGCATGATGTATTTCTCCTCTGGTACTCTGGGCGGAAACATCAGCACAAAAGCCGTGATGTCTCCGGTGCTGGACAAGTCCAGTCCTCCATAACAGTCACGGCCTTTGAGTGCTTCCATATCGATTGGCTGGTTGCCGAGGTTGTAGATGTGTTCCGGGATGAACCGGGTCAGCGAGGACACCCACATGTTCAGACGGAGCTGCTTAAATACGTTCTCCTCTGCGGGATTATCCAGTGCTTCCCGGTACGCATCCCGGACACGCTGGATCTGAATGGTCTGCCCCAATGAGGGATTTGCCTTATACCAGTTGGCTTCATCGTGCCAGTCATCTTCATCTGTCAGACCATAGACCACGGGGTAAAAAGTGTGGTCGATCTTGCGGCCAGCCAACAGGTCAAGCGCCTTCATGTGCAGCTCGTAGCAGATGCTCTCCTTGTCCGTGCCGGCCGTGGTGATCAGGAAGAACAACGGCTGCTCACGGGCATCACCGGAACCTTTGGTAAGGACATCGTAGAGTTTTCGGTTTGGCTGGGCATGAACCTCATCCAGCACCAGACCCGACACGTTCAAACCGTGCTTCGTGCCGACTTCGGCAGACAGGACTTGGTAGAATCCTGCATTGCCGTAGTTCACGATGCGCTTGGTGGCTGCCATGATCTTGCACCGCTTCAGCAGTGCCGGGGTCATCTGCACCATCTGATGGGCGACATCAAAAACGATGGATGCCTGCTGGCGGTCAGCCGCAGCACCATAGACCTCGGCAGATGGCTCATTATCGGCAAAAAGCAGATACAGTGCCACCGCAGCGGCAAGCTCGGATTTGCCGTTCTTCTTGCCGATTTCGACATAAGCCGTGCGGAACTGACGGTTCCCTTTTTCGTCCACGATGCCGAACACATCCCGGATGATCTGCTCCTGCCAAGGAAGCAGCCAGAACCGTTTGCCCGCCCACTTACCTTTGGTGTGTCGGAGGTTCTCAATAAAGGTCACTGCCCGGTCAGCCTTGACCTCATCGTAGTGACAGGTCGGAAGCATGAACCGGCTGGGCTTGTAATCCTTCAGTTTTGGATAGTTTTTTGGTCTGCACTCTGCCATCAGCTTCCACCTCCTCCCAGCAGATTCTCCATCTCATCGGTTGCATCTACAGGACCACCGTCCGAAGCAATAATCCGGCTTCGGGAGGACGGGGTCAGACCGAATTGCTCTGCAAACTTATTCATGATCTTCAGATAGGTCTGTGCGATGGACACCTGCGGCACCTGTTGCCAGTAGCCGGATGGGGTCTTGACGATGGTGCCGTGCTGGGTGATAAATTCCTCAGCCTCTTTCCATCGGGCATACGCCTGACAATAACCGGCAAAGGCCGCCATATCCACTTCGGTCAGGATGCCGATGGCTTCCATCTGTTTGGCAAGTCTGCGCCACTCTTTCTTTGCTTCCGGCTCCAGCCACTTCGGACAGGCCGGTGCTTTCTTGTTGGGCTTCGGTTCGCTGGTATTCAGCGGATGCTTGCCTGGATTGCCTTCCAGTTCTTTCATAGCGGTCGGCTTTGGTTTTCTGCCTCTGGTAGCCATTGGCTTCCCCTCCTCTCCTCAAAAATGGGTAAAAGAAAAGAACCTCCGAAGAAGTCCTTGTAATCTATATAAAACACATCGGATACGAGGCACAGCCCCTTTCGGGGCATGTGTCCTTTAGATGTTAGGCATTGAAGTTGGTTGCTTTCCAAACCTCGTACTCATCGACCAGCTCCGCTTCTTCAATAACCTGCCAGACTGCACAGAAGCGAATCCGCTGCTTCTCGATTTCCTCTGCCGACCAGCTTTCCGGCTTGCGGCTCATGTCGTGATAGGCATCCATCTCGGCTCCTGTCCTCTTGAACAGGATTTCCTTGAGCTGGATGGTGTCCACCTTATTTCGCAGGATGTACCTCCGGTCATCTGCTGCCCTGCAAAGTTTACTGATGTCATCCCAGTCGATGCTCACATCCTGCTTGAACTTGATTTCGATGCCGGTCAGTTCACGCTCAGTGGTAGCCGTCTGAATGCTGGCAAGGTAGGTCTTGGCTTTCTTCATCATGGTTTGTTTCCTCCGTGTGTTTTACTTTCTTTGGGGCTGTTCCCCTTGGTATGACTGTATATTACCGTCGCTGCCGGGATATAGCAAGCGGCTATGCTGCACGATTATCTGCGCCGGCATTTGTCGGATTTATGTGTATTTCTGACACAGCGTATTTTCACCACAACGAGCAAAAGCCCCCGTTCGGGAGCCCTGCCCATTTTTCAGTGTGCATTCTTAATGCACCACTCTATTGCGTGTCCGGCATCAGCGTAGGTTTCATCGGAAATCTTCAGAAGTTCCAGTCGGCACTCAATCTCCGAAAGCCCTTCCTTGGGGTCTTCTGCGAAACCGTACACCGCAGCCTCCACGCTGCCTTTCCAGTTCGTCTTGGCAACTAGGACTCGGTCGCCGAACTGCATGATGCTGTCGTTGCAGGGGCTAAGCCGATCGTAGTAGCTCTCGATGCTGATGCCGTTGTCGGGGAAGTTAATCAGGTGCTTTTTCATGGTAAATCCTCCGTGTTTTTGTTTTTCCGTAGGGTTTTCCCTCTCGGTGTGACTGTATATTACCGTCCTGTGCGGAGGATAGCAAGCGGCTATACTACACGATCATCTGCCCGGAATACCGGGCAGAATGTACGTCAATCCTCGTCCTCTGCATCCTGCCGGATAAACTCGCATGGTATCGTAGAAAAGTTCAGGGTCGTACTCCAGCGGTTTCCGACCGTGATCCTTATCAATTTGGATTTGGTCTTCGACCATCTCTTTGGCAGCCTCCAGCGTAAAGCTGGCTTTTTCCGCATCGTCCATATAACCATAGATCTTCGCAATAAGCTCCATCATCATATCGTCCATGTGCTTCTCCCTCCCGGCGCATTCCACGCCGCCACACCTGCCCCTCTGTGGGGCTGTGTCGGGCTGTCTGGGCTTAGCGTTTTGCCTTGCCAAGCTGGTAGGCTTCTTCCAGCGTTTTCTTGAGGCTCCAGACGGACACTTCAATGAAGTCCTCGCTGTCACATCCGTGTTCTTCGAGGTCGCCGCGGCTGTCCACCGATGCCATCAGACGCTTGGCAATCTCCAGCAGGGCTTTTTCTTCGGTCTTGGTGATGTTCTTCTTCATGGTAGTTTCCTCCGTTTTTCTTCGTTTTCCGTTTCGGTATGTGCATATTACCGTCACTTTGGCACATTATCAAGCGGCCATACTACACAAAGACGCAGCACCAGATTTGTGGTAATTATGGCAGAAGAAAAGGGCCACCGTTTCCGGCAAGCCCCGTGTATTTCTCTAGTTTAGTAGTATTCTTCCTCTTCCATCCAGCTGTCATCCTTGTCCTCTTCCTCATCGAAGAAGCTCCACATATCCTCGGTCGGCTGGCTGCGGAGGTCTGGGTTCTGCTCGATGTAGTCGGCAACTGCTCCCTCAAGGGTGTCCATCACCTTTTCGTAGGCATCCTCGCTGAAAATCTCCCAAAGGGCGACCGTCAGGTCTGCAATTTCGTGGTTGCCCTTGGCCATCAGGAATCGAGCCGGAGCGTTGCAGGTTTCCTTGCCGTATCCCTGGTTAACCATGTCGCCATCGTTGCAGAATCGGTATCCGATTCGGTTAATGGCTCTGACCAGCTCCCCTGCGAGGCTGTCTGCCTTGCCCATGTCCGGTACCAGCTCATTAAAAAGTTTGCTCAGCCGCTCTTCATTCTTCGTCATTGTCGTGTCCTCCATTTTACGTTGTTCTGTGGTTTTCCCTTTCGGTGACTGTATATTACCGTCACCTTGGCACACTATCAAGCGGCTATACTACACGATTATTCAGCCCCGTAATCGTCATATTTATGTGCTTTTTATGCCATCTTTCGGAAGACAGACACGAGCAAAAGGCTGGTCGGTTCCAGCCCCTTGCGCCTGTCGGTCTTGTTCTTATCGGATGATTTCGAGGTAGCTGATGTTTCCGCAGAAGTCGGTGGCTTTCAGCCGCACTCGCTTCTCATTTTCCCGGTCGAGGGTAAACTTCCGCAGGAGCTTCATCTTCTGGATGCGGTTCAGCAAATCCTCGCCGTTTTTCGCATCCTCAACGGCGTCCCTAATTTCCACCACCGAACTGTCGGTGCCATACCAAAGGTTGCTGAGTGTCTCCGGGATTCCGTTGTCCAGATAAAGATTGATTTTCGTGTAAGTCATATTCGTGTTCCCCTTTCGTTTTGGTAGCTGTATGTTACCGTCTTATGCGGATCATAGCAAGCGGCTAATGTACACGATCATTCAGCCGGATATTCGGGCAGATGTGTTAATCTCCCACCCCATAAAATTCCTCGATATGCTGCCTGCCATCCGGCTCGGTCACCACAGACGGGTACCGCACCTTGCTGCCGTGGCCGGTCAGAAGCTCTGCGGCGAAATCTGCCAGCTGTCCAAGTATCTCCATATTCCATTCGAGGTTCTCATCCTCTGCCATGATCTTGCAAAAATCATAGGCAGCGTTGTAGACTTCATCGTTCCGGGCAGTCTGCTCATCTGAAAGTTTCAAGTCCTCTGTTGATTCCGCCTCCGCAGCCTTCGGCAGTTCTGCCCAACGGCCCTCATAGGTTTCGCCGGTCATATACCCTTTGGCATCATACTCGTTGACGCGCACCCATTGATTTTTCTGGAATACACGCGCGGTGATTCCGTCCTTGCAGATGCTGAGCATTACTTTCTCCCCGTTTTCATTTTCACCCCACAGGGCATCCGGGTAATTTCCGAACTCCTGCACCATCTGGCAGCGGGATGCCACATTGTCAAAATCTGCCGCCAGCGCATTTAAGCGGGTCTTGTTCCATTTCTTTTCCATGTTCATATCCTCCTCAAAAATTCAGGGTTTCCAAAATTTCATCTGCACCGGTTTTCCTGTCATGGCGGGTCAGCTGGATGCGGCTGTAGAACTCTGCACAGTCTGGATCATCAAAAATCCGGAGGAGTTCTCTTGCATAAGCCTCATCCGTGAACTGCTGCGCCCCATCGAGCTGGCCATCCAGCCGCGTAAAGGCAATTTCGTAGGTATACCGTTCCATGTTCATTTTTCCTTTCCGGTTCGGTGTGCCTATATTACCGTCAGAGCCGGATAATAGCAAGGCCATAAAACCTCATATTATCGACAAGGATTCAATGCCATGTTTGGTACATATATGCCTCCGAATTTGCTTGCTATATATGTGTTTCTGCGGCATTATACACACAACGAAAGCAAAGAAAAACAAACGAAAACGGAGGATACAGACCATGAAAAAGACCATTACCGAAATTGAAAGCATCATCGAGGAACGCATCGCAGAGCTTGAAGAAGAATATGAGCTGGACATTTACGACCGCAACGACATCCGAGAAGAAGAATACAGAAAAGGCGGCTGGAAGCACGACCCTTTCCCAGAGGAGCTTGAGGAAGAAGAAACCGAGGAAGAATGTCACTACCGCAGCATGGAGGAACAGCTCAACGAAGTCGGCATGAGCATGAGGGATTTCTTCTAAAGAAATTTTCCAAAGGGACTCCCCAGCATGAGCTGGGGCTGTTCCTCGTATCCTTCGCTTTCGTTGGTTCGGATACACAAAACCACTGTCAGATGTTTGTGTACATTATGGCAGCGGTTCTGCTTGCTATTGTTGCTATCCAGAGTTAAGATACAGTAAACTGGAAGAGGGATCTCGTTATTTCGAGGCCCCATTTCAGCTCAAACCAAACCCTCCCGGATTTCCGAGAGGGCTATTTTTCTTATTCTGGCTTTGTTCCGTCATCCATCCGGATGATGCTCATCTGACCGAACATACTGACGAATGCTTCCGGCCCCCAGAAGCGTTCCGTATATTTTCGGATGAGGTTTTCCGGCAATTCTGTGAAGTTCTCCTCCCCCAGTCCGCAAAGGAAGAAGTTTCCCTTGATGGGCTGCTCCAGTTCTGGGATGTATCTGCTGAATGACTTCTCGGTGAATCCTCCATTGTCATCCGTCACCAATGCGACCCGGTCTGCCCAAGGGTAGGCTGCCGTAATGCAGTCACATTCGAGGATGCGGTAAAATTCATCCAGAGAATCCTCAATATCCACCACCTGCGGATGTTCCATCGGCTTAATCAAAAGCACTTTCATTCGACCCACCCCGCTTTCACAATTGCCCAGTCTGCCAGCAGACTCTTGTTTCCAGCGAAATCTTCCATCGCTTCGATGTTTCCACAGCGGTTACAAACTTGGATGTCTGCCCTCCTGCTGAGTGCCTGCTGCTGATGATCGTAACAGTCCGGCTTTGCTCCGCACCTAGGGCAGCGTGGGCCGGTCTGTCGCGTTTTACCGAGGTGGTCGAGGGATTCCTTGATTTCTCCCTCCGAAGCCACACGGTGGCAACTGTCCGCGCCGTAGGCAACATTCAAGCTGCCGCCGCTGTCCCGCGACACCATAATGCTTCCGGCATCATCGACTCCCATGCAGGTTCCCTGCGTTCCGATTTTCGGAGCCTGTTTGTCATCCATCTCATCGAGGACAATGCGGCATCCCACCGGGTATTCTGCCCGGAGGCGTTCAACTGTCTTTCTATCAGGGCAACTCATCTCTGTCCCTCCTTGCTCATCTGCCGACCGGCCTCTCCGCTCCTACATTTCTTCAGCGCATCTTCGAGGATATGCATTGGGAAGTGGAATGCCTTGTAGCCGTCTTTCAGGATTTTGTAGTAATACGGACTCGGCGCACAGCACCCGAAGTCTTTCTCCATGATGTAAGTCATCGCAGTCACAATTTCCGGTTCTGCACCCTCACGAAGCAGTTCAATGCTCAAGTATTCCTTGCGGAAGTTGTGCGGAAAGCCCTCGTAGGCATCGAGACACCTCTCATCCCTCTCCGAAATTTTCCACACCAGAGCCGGTGTGTTTTTCTTCGGATTCGGTGCGATGGTTGCGCACCCCCGGAATAAAAGCTCCCAGCCCACAAGCACCGCTTGCCCCACGATCTGTGCCCCCGGACACCTCTGCATCATCTGTCCTACAGACAGGCTATTGCCGTAAGCGATGTAGTATTTCTTTCTTTTCATCTTATTTTTCATAAAATTTCGCACTCCTTTCTTTTCCGCTCTTGTCTGGCGGCACTGTATATATGCCGCTGTTTCTCGCATTTATCAAGGCCATAAAAGAACATATATTCGACAAATATGAGGGTGAAAGATCGTGTACATTTCTGCGGTTTATCCGCTTGATAATGTACATTTATCGAGTTAATATCGGTACAATGGAAGAGGGTCTCGCATATTTTCCGGCCCCCATTGGGGCTTGGGAGCTTACGCTCCCGCCTCCATCATCTGCGCCGTGTCTGCCCCACAGTCGGGCTGTGTCGGCTGGGTTGCATCCTGCTCGACCGTTTCCCCAGCGGAGGAACCGCCCTCCTGTACCGCCTGTTTCGCGGCTTTCAGGGCATCCCGCTTTGCCTTTTCCCTTGCAAGGAACTTCTGTGCTTCCTCATCCGTGCGGAAAGCCGCATGACCGGAAAGTCTCTCCATGAGAATCTTACGGGTCTCCTTGAAGTCCGGACCGTTCATGCCCAGCCGCAGGAGCCAAGTGCGGAGTGCGTACTTCTCATTCTCATCATTGACAGCCTTTGCCTGGATGCGCTTCTGGCTGATGGCCTGCTGGTTCATCAGGACGGCCAGCTGTGCGAAAGCCGTCAGGTGATCGTGGTCCGGTGCAGTCGGGAAGCCGGTAAAGGTGACCTTTTCGGTGGTAATTCTCAGACCTTCCAGTGCCACACCATGCTCGGCTTCATAATTGCTGACCGCATTGATGAAGTTCATAATGGCAAAGGTGCAGCTGTCATCCTTCAGCTTTTCGACCAGCCCTTCATCCACATGGAAGTGTCCGCCAGTCGCTTTTCCGATGAGCTTACCGCGGCTGTAGAGAAGGTTGACCAGGTTGCGGAGAGTCACGCCGTTGTGCTGGCTGACCGGGAAGGAAAGCTCCAAATCCAGAGGAACTTCATCCGTCTGATCTTCTGCTTCCTGCGGTTCTTCATTCTCCGGCTCTTCTTCCGGCGCATCCTCTGCTGTACCATCCGCTGCCATATCATCCGATTCCTGTGCTTCCCCGGCTTCGGTTTCCGAAGACTCCTCCGGTTCTGTGGTATCCACATCATCGGCTTCCTGCTCATCCAGAATCTCCTGCTCTGCATCGGTCTGCTGTTCTGCTTCTTCGGCTTCCACTTCCTCTGCTTCCGCTTCGGTCACAGGCTCCTCATCCACAGTCAGCTCTGTGTTCTCCGGCTGGTTCTGTGCATCCGCATCCTCGATGCTCTCACCGCCGCGGATCAAACCCTCATTCAGCAGGGTCGTCAGCAGTTCGGCATCCGCATTCTCCGGTTCGACCAGCAGGTTGCCATCCCGGTCGATGGTGTAGTTGCCGATGTCGTAGGAGTACAGCGGTGCTTTGGTGTAGTAAGGGTGGATGCCCGTCAGGTCCTCCATGCGTTTTGCGAGGGTCTTGCGCTCGGCTACGTTCAGTTCAAATTTCAACATAATTCATTGCTCCTTTTGCTTGTTCTTTTGTTTTTGTGCATCCCGATGTTCTTTTCGGTAGCACATATATCGCTCTAAACCGAGCAAATAGCAAGGCCATTTTCCGATATTCTTCATGTTCGACCATTTACACAATGGACTGCAAAACCTGTTGTGTAAATGGAACCAATATGTAAGCCCACCATATCATCGGGTAGTTGTCCTACCTAGTAATATAGCGGGCCAGTTTATTCTTCCAGTCCTGCGCACCATGCGATGCCGGCCAGAACAAAAAATGCGTTTGCCAAGCAAATGCCGTTGCCCCAGATACGGTATTCCGCCGAATCCGTATAAGGGTCAGTGAGCCATTTACGGATCTGCTTCTCCGTCTTCGGCTTTTTCGCGTGTGTCACGATCTTACGGTGCGTTTCAAACACATCTGCCCAGAATGCAAGCTCCTCCTCAGTCGGATTTTCCGTTCCAAGGTTTCTGCACCACCAGTCTGGGAAGCCTTGCAGTCTGGCACACTCTGTCGGTGTCAGGCGGCGGACGGTGTAGGTCACAGGTGCAGGCTGTACTTCCGGGTTGTCAATGACCAGCCGGTCATTAAAAGCGTCCTGCCCGTTAAAACCGCTTGGATGTGCTCCGGTTGCCACCGTTCCCATAACACCCTCGTTCAGATGCGGCACCGGTGCGATGGTGGCCGGGTCTTTGTAATCCCTTGCCATCAGGGTCGGAGATACATTTTCCTCTATTCTCATAAAGGAGCCGGTGGTCATGGCATACACATCTTCCGGTGTGCAGACTGCGTGTCGGTCTGTCGCATCCAAGGTAAAGCATACATCCTCATTGACGCCATCTCCCTGCGGACCATTCTCGTCCTTGCGGCCGATCATGTTGCCCTGCAGGACGAAGGTCTGCATCTGGTCGCTCCGGGTTGCCATAAGCGCACCGGACTTACCATGCAGGTCGATCAGCTCATTGCGCTGGTTTACATGGAAAGCCGTCACATCTTCCGGCTGTGCCACAAAGGTCTGCTGCTTCATCCCCGGCTCTGCTGCTAGTGCCGCTGACTTATCCCCTAGATTCCGGACTTCATCCCGCTGGTTCTGGGTAAAGGCAACAGCCGGTGCGCCACCGTGGGTACAGGCAAGGGGTGGTGCCACCCGTTCATCCACTGTGCAGTTCGACTTACCACCGCCCTGATCCACGCAGACAACAGGTTCACAGATACACAGCCCACCTTGATTGCACGTCGGGTCACCGCCGCTGCGGTCCAGCGTCCGGGAAGTTTCGGCTTCATAGAATCCACTGTGCGGATTGTCGGACATCATGGAATGGCTGGCTTTCGAGCAGACACCATAGCACTTGGGAACGAATAGCGTCTGGTCATTGTTACAGCCAAGAGTAGCAGACTTTTCTTCCTGCCAGATGGCTCCCTTGCCGCCGCCCTCACACCCAGAACGGATCTTCAATGTGACTGCCGGGGAGTTCTCAACTGTATCCATGACCATTGGGACATTGCCGCCTCCTGTCCCACACCGACTTGTCAGTGTCTGCACCTTGCCATCCTCGGAAATCTTCACTCGGCTATCCGCTGGATGATTTTCCAATGCGATGGCGGCAGGCACGACCCTAGCCCGGAGGGTTGGCGACCGTTCTTCCTCATACCCGATGCTTCTGGCATTTGCCGAATGCTCGGTACAGAAGCCGGCTGCTTCCAGAACACAAGGCTGATGCCCATGCTCCTGCGTCCGGAGGGTCCCGGTCACATCTTCGGAAACATCCATCTGTGTGCCGCCCTGGTCGTTCAGGACCACCACACTATTTCGGCCTGTAGACATCCCGCAGTTTTCACCGATGGTCGAGGATACATTTCCTGTCAGGCATCCGTTGTATCCGTCGAATCCACAGCAGCCTGTCTCTCCAATGCTGCCTTCAGCACCGGCGGCAGCTCTTTGCCACGCACGGAAGCCCTCCGCAGAATACCGAGACATGCCTTCGGACTCAAATAGTACCTTTGGGGCACTCTGGTCTGCAAAATCTGCGACAAGGTAGATGCGTTTTCTTCTTTGGGGAACGCCCCACCATTGTGCATCAAGAACTCGATACGCGACGCTCCATCCGTCTCCCACATAGTAATCGGCGTCGGGCCATCCTTTCTTCTCAGGCGCAGGCACCGTGGCGGCCGGTTCTTTAACACCGATGACGGCTTCGAGGACTGCTTTGAAGTCCTGTCCTTTGTTTGAGGAGAAGGCCCCTGGCACATTCTCCCAGACGATAAATCTTGGTTTTTCTCCATTGGTCTTACACCTCATTTCCTTCACGATTCGGATTGCTTCGTAAAACAGGCTGGACCGTGAACCATCCAGACCGTCCCTCTTACCGGCGATGGACATATCCTGACAGGGTGAACCAAAAGTGATGATGTCCACGGGCGGCAGGTCTGCACCGCTGATAGCAGACACATCACCGTAATGCTTCACCCACGGCAGACGCTTGGTCGTGACCCGGATGGCAAACGGCTCGATTTCACTGCTCCACAGCGAAGTGATCTGCCCGGTCAAAAGACCGCCCAAAGGAAAACCCCCGGAGCCATCGAAGAGGCTGCCGAGGGTCAAAGGCTTATTCTGTTCTGTGTTCATCTGCCATCCTCCTCTCCGAGCATCTGCTCCTTGGCTTTCTGGTAAAAATCTCTGGATACTTCAAATCCATAGCTGTTGCGCCCCAGCTCTCGTGCTGCACGAAGGGTCGAGCCGCTACCAGCGCACGGGTCAATGACCGCATCGCCGGGGTCAGTGAAAGTCTCGATCAGGCGCTTCATCACGGAGATTGGTTTCTGGGAGGGATGGATCTTCGGATACTCCTTCCCATCTCTCTTCCAGTCAAACCAGTTGAAGATCATGTGGGACTTACCGTCCTCACCGAGATTGCGGAACTTCGGGAGCTTGCCCCGGTACAGCACCAGCGCGTACTCCGTTGCGCCCACGATCTTCATATTGGCTTTGAGCACCTGCGGACTGTAGTTCTTGCAGAACACCAGAGGGATATAATTCTTGAAGCCGTATTTCTCGGCTTCGGTGATTACTTTCGGGATCTGCTGGAACGCACAGAACACGATCATGCACGGCGCATCTTTTTCACCCGTGCCGGGTTCTTTCTTCAGCAGGCGGTTGCAGAAGTGGAAATACTCTGCGATATTGAAAGTGAAGTCGGTATTGAACGCTGCCTTCCTCGCCTTACTGCTCTCCCCATTTTTGTTGTCGCCATCTACATACCAGTCCGGCCGGCTGGCGTAGAAATCCGTACCGATGTTGTACGGAATGTCTGCAATCACCAGCTGCGCCTTGGGGATGTTGTAGGACTTGAAGTTCTGGAAGTTGTCATGGATGAGAACGCATTTCACATCAGGCATCGGCGTCCTCGCTTTCCGGCTCAAAGGTTGCTACTTCCTCGAACTTCAGCTTCTGACCATCCCGGATAACATACACATCATCGTAGTGACCCTCGCTGTGTTCGATGTACCGCTTCACGATAACATCCACGAACTTCGGGTCCAGCTCAATACCCCGGCACACACGGTCGGTTTTCTCACAGGCAATCAGCGTCGAGCCGCTGCCGAGGAACGGGTCGAGAACGATGCCGTTGGTCATGGTCGAGTTGCGGATGGGATAACTCATCAGGCCGATGGGCTTCATGGTCGGATGGTTCTTGTTGGACTTCGGCCGGTCATACTCCCAAATAGTCGTCTGCTTCCGGTCGGAATACCACTGGTGCTTGCCCTTCTGTTTCCAACCGTAGAGGCACGGCTCGTGCTGCCACTGGTAAGGACTGCGGCCCAGCACCAGAGCATTCTTCTTCCAGATACAGCACCCGGACAGGTAGAACCCTGCATCCTTGAATGCCTTTCGGAAGTTCAGCCCCTCGGTGTCTGCATGGAAAATGTAGATAGAGCCGTCATCGGCCAGATGCTCGTGCATCTGCTGAAACGCTGCCAGCAGGAACTGGTAGAATTCCGAATCGCCCATGTTGTCGTTCAGGATCTTGCCGGCCGTTTCTTCCACGTCTACATTGTAAGGCGGGTCCGAAAGCACAAGGTTGGCTTTGGTGCCATCCATCAAGGTGTCGTAGCATTCTGCTTTGGTGGAATCGCCGCACAGAACGCTGTGCTTTCCCAGATGCCAGAGGTCGCCCTCTTTGGAGAAGCATGGCTGCTTTAGCTCGGATTCCACATCGAAGTCATCTTCCTTGACTTCTTTGCTGTGTACCTTGTTGAACAGCGTCTCGATCTCAGGCGGGTCAAAGCCCGTCTTGCCAAGGTCGAAGTTGGAATCTTCGATATCTTTCAACAGGTCAGCCAGCAGGGAATCATCCCATGCACCCGTGATCTTATTGAGCGCAATGTTCAGGGCTTTCTCTCTGGTCTTGTCGATGTCCACCACCGCACAAGGCACTTCAGTGTAGCCCAGCTCCATCGCAACGGTCAGACGCTGGTGGCCGCCGATGATCGTCATATCGGCATTGACCACCAGCGGATCAGCGAACCCGAACTCCGTAATGGAGTTCTTGATTTTTTCGTACTCCTTGTCCCCCGGCTTCAGCTTTTTCCGGGGATTGTATGCGGCCGGCTTGAGTACGGAAACCGGCAGCATTTTCAGTTCAGCGGTTGCTTTCATGTAAGCTCCTCCTCGTTCAGATTCACACGCGCATGACCCCGGAGAATGGCACGAAAAAAGAGCCGAACAAAAAGCCCGACTCCATCTCATCGCCATCCTCCTGCGGCTGTTCGGTCATCTCGCACCATTCCGGGTTTTCCCCGTTTACAGATGCCAGCACCTTATCTTCCGCATCGTCAATCGCATGTACACAAATCCCACCGGTGTTGAACATCGGGAACACACCGATAATCTTACTCATCCTCGTCCACTCCCTTCACTCCGTATCGATAATCCCAATAGCAGTTCAGGCTGCAAAACTTCCGCTTCTGCTTTCCCTCAGCTACAGCATGGAATTGCCGACCACAGTTTTTACAGACCTCTATCCGGAAATGCTTATGCTGTCTGTAAAATTCATCCCGGCAGTCTTGGGAACAAAATCGTCTCAATCCGCTGTTCCCTCTCTGCACGAGGATGCGTCCGCACACCGGGCAGCGGCGTTCACCTGACCCATCCGGCGGCTGTAACTGACAGCTTCCCGTTTCCGGCAGCCCAAGTTCCCGGCAATAATCCGTGACCTGCTCCAAAGACAGCCCGGTATTTTCTGCGATCTCCGAACATTCAAATCCGGCAAGCCGCTGGCTTCGGACTTCTTCCCGCTCCGGACGGTACTCATAACCCTCAAACACACAGTCCAGCCGGACACCGTTCTTCACCACATCACGTTCCATGCTCAGTGGTTCTACCATCTGCATCGCCCTCCTTCCAACGACCTTTATTTGCACAGGCACGACTGCAATATTTCCGTTCCAGACCATACTGGTGTCGGTAGGAGAACTCCCTGCCGCACACCGGACAGACCTTGGAACGTACCGTTTTCCAGTTCTCCGGTTTCGGGTGAGTGTTGTTCCACCGTGACCGGCATTCCGGAGAGCAGAACTTCCGTGGTCTGCCTTTGTGGTTTGGTACGATTGCCGTGCCGCACTGAGGACAGAACGAAAACGCCATGTTCTGAATCATCTCAGCTGTGAAATCTTCCATCCGCCCTCACCGCCCTCTCATTTTTCGCCGTTTTTTCGGCGTTTTCTTAGAAAAATCTCAAAATACATACGAAAAGCGACGAAGTGGAAATCGGCACCGCCCCGCCAGGTTGGATTGTTGTTGCGACGGCCGATTCGAACTCGCCCCTGCTCCTCCCGGAACAAGCTAAAATGTGCGAAATCCTCCTGTTTATGAGAGGTTTCACACATTTTGGTTCATTTCGGGAAAAAAGAAAGACACCGGAACCAAAGCTCCGATGCCTATACATTTTCCTGTTTCATTTTGCGCCGTTAATCCTCTGACCCCCGGCCTAGCAATTTGCGGATTTTCACACAAAAGGGGCCACCGGTCTCCGTGTGACTTCACTGTAGAGAAGTGACCCCGGCCCCCGGTGGGGCGGTCAGTAGGTATAAGTCGGGTTGATGTCCTCAGTCAGTGTCTTCCGGTCATGGCACTCTTTGCAGAGAGCCTGCCAGTTGCTCTGATCCCAGAACAATTTCTGGTCGCCACGGTGCGGCTTAATGTGGTCCACCACCGTTGCCCGAACAAATCGTCCGTTCTTCATACATTCCACACACAGCGGATGAGCTTCGAGATACGATTTCCGAGCTTTCTGCCAGCGGCGGTTGTATCCACGCTGTGCCGCCGGGTGGGTGACCTCCGGGTGGAGAGGCAGGTGCTTCTCACAGTAGAGCCTGCCAGGTTCCACCAGTTCCGGGCATCCGGGGTGATGGCACGGTGTCTTCGGTCTATATGGCATAGGTCAGTCCTCCCACGGAAGACCAGCCTTGCCGAAGTGACCATAGGCACTGACCTTGTTGTAGTCCACGTCCAGCAGACCGAGCCGCTGGATGATACCCTGCGGCGTGAGGTCGTAGCTGTCATGGACGTAGGCTTCGATGAAATCCAGCGGCTGGTGTTCCGTACCGAAGCACTCCACCGATACACCCACCGGCTGAACTACGCCGGTGGCGTAAGCCAGCTGGACTTCGCACTTGTCAGCGTAGCCGGCCTGCACGATGTCCTTGGCGATCTTCCGGGCCATATATGCTGCGGAGCGGTCCACCTTGGTAGGGTCTTTACCACTCAACGCACCACCGCCCATGCGACCGATGCCGCCGTAGGTATCACACGCCAGCTTCCGGCCGGTCACACCACAGTCGGCGTAACTGCCGCCCAGCACGAAGCGGCCGGTCGGATTGACCAGCTTCGTGAAGTCGCCGTCCAGACCATACTCGCAAGCAGCAAGCACCATCATGGATTCGATGATGTGTCGGAAATCACTGACCTCCACATCCGGGCTGTGCTGCACGGAGCAGAGGAACGTAGTGATGCGGCCGGTGTCGTAGTCGTAACTGACCTGCGCCTTAGCATCTGCCCGGAACATCTTGGACGGATGATTCTTCAGCAGTTGCAGGAACTTGGTAGCGACCATGTAGGGAATCGGCATCTGCTCTGCTGTTTCGTTGGTGGCGTAGCCGTACATGATACCCTGATCACCGGCACCGCCCTTGTCCACGCCCAGTGCAATATCCGGCGACTGCTTGTCCACCAGAATGCCGATGCGGAGAAGCTCTGTCAGGTTCCAGCCCAGCTTTTCGGCGCCGATGCGATTGAACACATCGTGAACGATCTGGTTGTAGTTTGGCCGATAATCAGTGGTGACCTCGCCGGCAATAAAGAGCTGGCTCTTTTTCAGCAGACACTCGATCGCCACACGGGCGTCCTTGTCATGCTGGAGGATGTCGGTCACAATGGCATCTGCAATCTGGTCACAGATTTTGTCGGGATGGCCGTTGCTGACCTGTTCACAGGTGATGATTTTACTCATAAAAGTCCTCACTTTCTCATGTATCACAAAGCAGGCCGCCTTTGCCCTTGCCCACAAATAGGCTCCCACAAAGACCGCCTGCTCTGTCTCGGTTAGAAATTTCACTTAAAAACTCAAACTTGTTTTCTCACAAAATGGGGCTGTTCAAAAACTGGGCCGCCCAGATGAAAAGTAGACCTCAGATTCTCTTATTTGCTTTTCTTCTTTTCAACTCATGTAGCACGTAGCAACTATGTAGCTGAATTTTATATAGGAAAACTATAAAAGAAAGTAATAATAAAAAGGGGTATGAAATCTCGGCTACAAACCTGCTACTCGCTACAACGCAGCCCAAAATCCACGAAAAAGGCTTACAGCAGGCTGTCTTTGGGCTTGTAAGCATCCTGCACAGTCTGATCCTCCGCCCCTTCTTCCACTTCCTTGAATTTACAGCCGAGAATCAGCGTCGTTTGGCCGCCACCGCCTTTTGGTCGTTTCCGAGCCACTGTAAAATGCACACCAATAGCATTTTTGAAGTTCTTCTGGTTTTCCGAAGAGTAGCCGTTCTCTTCGCACCACTTTGTGTATAACTGATACGCAGCGGCGGTCCGAAGTTCAGCTTCATCATCTTTTTCCAGCCATGCTTCGATAAATTGCCCGATTCGGTCAGAATCATCCTTGTAATCTTCCGTGGCTTTCGTGACAGCCTGCGGAAGTTCCAGACCTCGCTGACAGTATTTCTTATACCCTTCCAAACACCAGTTGAAGATACCAGACAGATTCTCTGGCTTTGCAAACTGTGCCTTCAAGCCCTGATCTTGTTCACCCTCCTCAAAATGACGGTTGAACGGGATGATCTTCAGTCGGCCAGACTGAAACAATGTCATATCATTGACATTGGGCAAATAGTTTGTGTTAATGAAAATCTTGAACACCGGCACGAAGTCAAAGCTGTTCTCATTCAGAAACCGGGCATTGATAGTGTCGTTGCCGGTCATTCTCTTCACCAGAGCCGCATTGAATGTGATCTTCTTTTCCGGCTCGGAAATGTTCACGAAACGAGCACCGACCAGACGGGCCACTTCTTCCGAAGGACCGCCTGTGTTTCCGCCACGGAACTTTGCTGCCAGCATATCCGGGTTGGAGGTTTTTCCGTAGTCCCCCATGATTTTGAGGAATGTCTCCATTGCGGTACCCTTGCCGTTTCTGGAAGTGGCACCATACAGGATAAACATACACTCCTGCGAGGTATCGCCGGTCAAAGCATAACCAAGAGATTGCTGGAGGAAGTCCGCCAGATCTTTATCGCCGCACATGACTTCCTGGATGAACGAATGCCAGCGTGGGCAGTCTGCTTCCGGGTCATAGGTGATACCGGACTCCATTGTGAGATAATCCTCCGGCCGATGCTCCCGGAATTCCAAGGTTCTCATATCCAGCGTTCCATTCTTGCAGTTGAAGAAATACTTATTTCTGTCAAATGCCTGCATGGAAATCGGATACACAGACATAGCATCCTTCAGCATCGTCTCTCGATTCTTTCGGAGCTGGAGCTTGCGGACACGGTCGATGAAACGCTTTCGGGCATCCTCCTCCGTGATCGTCAGGGCAAACACATACAGCTTGTCTGCCAGTAGCTTTGCCAGTTCCGAAACTTTGAGATTGCCCTTGTCTGGTCTCCAGACAGAACCATCATAGACATACCAGCCTTTACGCTCACTATTGTACCGGGCGATCTGCTTGAAATAATCCGCAAACATATTGCCCATACCGATTTCATTCCGACCATACCGGGCATTCGTGTGCGGAGCCATTTCTTCCAGTGTGACTGTGATCTTAGAGAGATCCGGCTGGAATTCGATATAGTCATCCTCGTCCAGCTTGGAAAACTCTTCGTCCACAATATCCTGTGCATTGACCGGCATATAGACAGCCGCACAGGTGTTGACTGTATTGCGGATAGAAATTGCGCCATAGGTAGAACCAGCCTGCTTGCGATCCCACTTGTCACGCATTAAACCGGAAGTCCGGAAGATGCGGTCCATCTGCTCCTCATCACAGCCACACCAGAATGCCAGAATGGACAAGAGTGCCATATCTGCATCCGACTGGCTGCCATAGAGGTCTTCCCACTCACCAGCAAAGAGCTTCTTGAACTTGTCACTGTTGCCGGCTTCATTGGCGTGTACGATAACAGACTCATCATCCAGATACGAATGATGCTGAAAATGGTTCTGCTGCACCTGCTTGTTTCGCTTCATCAGCGTGTCGAGCAGTGTGGTCATAGCCGTTTCGTCATTGGGGATCTCACCTGCGCGGTAAACATCTCCCGTTACGGTGACGAAGCGGTTTGTCGCACCGGGCATGTACACTTCCAGACCTTTGCTGCGGTTATTGATGTAATAGACCGTCTTGTCGTAAACATAGTCCTCCGGCACATGGAAAAATCCACGAAGTCCTTTACCAGATGGCGACCTCTCCACATAGGCAGCGGAGAAGATGGAAAGTACAGTGTCCGCCGTATCGTTCAGCGTACCGTCCTCACGGATACAGTGGTCGATATCGAAAGCTCCGATGCCGTTTCCGACCGCAATGCCGATACCGTCATATCCACCCATCGCATAGGTAACAAGCGTGGTCTTGAAATCCGCAAAGGTACGCAGGTCATTGATTCTGGCCCGTTCCCCTGTTGCCGGATTATACGGCATCTTAGTCTTCTGACCATTGCGTTTTTCAAATTTCCAGACGCAGAACTGACAGGAGGACTTCAACTCCGCCGGGATGTTCTTGATGTCCACCATAGCGGTCAGACCTCCTTTCTCGCAGAAGCTCGCATCGCAAACTGCTTTGTGACAGCAGCTTCGATCTCGTTCTTCTTCTGATCGGAAGTCACCTGACAGAGCCGATTAAAAAGGACCACCTTGTCGATGGTCGTGATCTGTTCCACCAACAGGATGGAGTCCTCCAGATGCTCATCTCGGAGCATCTCACAATCATCTTCGGTCAACACGATGTGTACCGGAAGTTCCAGCTTCTTCAACTTAGAACTCATCGGAATCACCGTGATGACTGGGGAATTCCGATTCGCAACATCGTTGCTTATGACCAGCACCGGGCGTGTACCGCTCTGCACCGAAGTACCGGAGTGATCGCCCAGCTCGGCAAACCAGACTTCATACTGTTTGGGGATTCTCGTAGTCGGCCATTGGTAGGTCGGCATTTCATTAAACGGAGTTTCTTTCGGTGCCGGCTGCCAGGATACTGCCGACTTGCGGCACTTCTTTGTTTTTCCGCGCTGATTGATGTACTTGTTGACATGAATCCTGCGACCATGTGCGCTGTGTCTTGCATTTTTCTTCTTGCGCCCCATACGGGTTCCACCTCCTTGATGCATAATAAAAAAGCTAAAGAGGGCATGAAAAAAGCCGACAGGCTTTTGACCTATCGGCTGTTCGTTTGCTTCTCTTTAGCTTTTGACAGTTTATATTATAGCACGGGTCTACATACGATGCAATGCGATTTTTCTCCAATATAAGCCGATTTCTCCAATTAAACGGCTTTTCTCCATTTATGGGGCAAAAAATTGAAAAGTTTTATCCAAACTCAAAAAAGGAGAGTGAACTCCTGAAGTTCACTCTCCCATCATCTTGTTCTGTATTGCAAGATACCGCTGGATTCCATACCCCATCATCTGATAGCCGACTTTGAGATAATGATCCACGCAGCCATTGGACATTTTCACCTCACTGCCTTCGCAGGTTTCTATTTTCTCCCAACCTCTGCCAACGAGAAATCTCTGTAAAATAACCTCTCTGGGTTTTCCCTCAAGGAACTCTTTTCCAGCTGTAAAGAGTTGTATCGTTTCCCTGGCTCGATTGATTTCTCTCTGAAGTTCCTGCTCCCTTTCCAGATACAACTGCCGCATCACCTTGTTCTTTTCCATTGTCCGCTTCTTCGCCAGTCGTGCAAAATCCTGCTCCAATACTGGTAGTTCTTTCTTCGCCTTTGTGTATTCCTTGCAGACCTGTTTTGCTCGTTCCACCATTTCCTTATCCACCGGTCTATCAAATAACTTTCTCCGTGCCATCCTGCATGTCCTCCTCGTGTTCTTCCTTCTGTGTTTTCCAGTACTTCAAAATAAACTCAGCCATTTCTGCCTGCGCTTGCCGCTCCATCTTTCGGACAACCTGCCACGACAGTGGCTCCCCATTTAACCCCACTGCATCTTTCCAGAAAACTCCAGCTACATAGATCTGCCGTACAATCATCCCCTGTTCTCCGCCTACATAATCTGCCGCCATTTCCAACAGATGTATATCACTTGCCAGAGTTCCATATTTCTTCAGCAATTTCTTATAATCATCCCGCCATGTTCGGATAATGTAGTCCAGTGCTCCAATTGCCGCCTTTGCAGTCGGGTCCGAGATATGGCTGCTTTGAACTCGTTCCCCTTCCCCAGAGCCTCCAGAATTCATAGCATAGTAGGCTTCTACTGGTGTCAGAGTCGGCGCAGACAGAAGCTGTTCTTTCAGCTTCTGTAACTGCACTTTTTTCCCTGCAATCGTCTTACCCATATCACGCAGCCAGCGTTTTATTTCATCCAGAATCTTGGCTTCGGCTTCACCCGAATTCTCATTTGTATGTTCAAAAATGCAATCTAGCAATCCAAACAGCTCAGACGGCCTTTCGGCAGCATGAGCAAGCACCTGTTCCTGTTCTTTCCGGATATCCTGTGCCGTCATCTTCACTTTCTCCTTTCGTCTGCTTCTAAATCACAGGCGATGAAAAAGTGGAGAAATCGAACCCCCTCCCCAAAATAAATGGAGAATTTTTCAAAAAAAGAAGCGGTGCAGGACGTTACTGCCCTACACCGCGTGGAAATCATGCTCCCAGCTGCGCTTTGACCGCTGAGATCAGCTTTTCCTGTGTCATGTCTTTCTGCTCCAATGCAGTCATGACATCCTCGTCCACTGTATTCTTCGTGATGATGTGGTGAATAGTGACCACATCGGTCTGACCTTGCCGCCACAGGCGAGCGTTAGTCTGCTGGTATAACTCCAAAGACCATGTCAGCCCGAACCAGATCAGGATGTGTCCACCCTGCTGGATATTCAGACCATGTCCTGCCGATGCCGGGTGGATCAGGGCAACAGGGATATTCCCAGCATTCCAGTCCCTGATGTCAGTGCTGCTCTTGATGTCCCTGACTTTGATTTTCAGCTTCGACAGATGATTGATGATTCTCTCCCGGTCATGCCTGAACCAGTACGCCACCAGTACCGGCTGTCCGTTGGCAGCTTCGATCAAGTCTTCGAGAGCTTCGAGCTTGTGGTCGTGGATGATTCGTGCTTTTCCGTTCTCATCGTAGACAGCACCATTACTCATTTGCAACAGTTTTCCTGTCAGCGATGCAGCATTGGCGGCGTCTATGTCGCCATCTTTCAATGGAATAAGTAAGTCGTGCTTGAGCATATCATAGAGTTTCCGCTCATCAGCGTTCATCTCCACCTCATAACGGGTTGGCACACAGTCCGGCATATTTAAGTAGTCCAGAGCTTTCATGGAAATCGTGATATCCGAAATTCTCTGATAGATCATCTCCTCGGCTCCCTCTCTGGGAACATACTGGAACACAACACCTGTCGCCGGATTCAGGGAACCTGCCTTAAAGTAGGCTTCCCGGTATCGGCCGATGAACTTGCCGAGCCGTTCCCCACCATCCAGAATTCCTATCTCTGCCCAAAGATCCATGAGGCCATTGGACGAGGGTGTGCCGGTCAGTCCGACCCACCGCTTCACGAAAGGCCGGACTTTCCGCAAAGACCGAAAACGCAGGGACTGATGGTTCTTAAAAGATGACAGTTCATCGATCACGACCATACTGAAATCCCACCGCATTCCGTTTTTCTCGTAATATTCCACCAACCACTTGATATTTTCCCGGTTGATGATATAGATCAGTGCCGGGTGGTGGACTGCTGCAATCCGGGTCTTGGCATCCCCAACGATCACAGAAATGTCTAAATATTTTAGGTGATCCCACTTCTCAATCTCTGCCGTCCATGTGTCACGAGCAACACGAAGCGGTGCTATGATGAGAACCTTGTTGACCTCGAATGTGTTCAGCATGAGGTCTTCGATTGCGGAAAGGGTGATTACTGTTTTGCCCAATCCCATATCCAGAAAAAGGGCAGCAACAGGATGTGTCTTGATATACTCTGTGCAGTATCTTTGATACTCATGTGGAACAAACTTCATACACCGTCTCCCTTCTCCGGCAGATTCACCTCCGGCATCTCCGGGATCTTCGCTCCGATCCCCTGTGGGATAGGCTCACCGGGCGTCCAGTGCAGGAGTGCATCCACCACAGGCTGAATCTGCTCCAAACGGTCAACACAGAACACAGGAAAGCCTAGTGCTTCCAGTTGCTGTCTGCACTTTCTCTGGAGGATGCGCATCTGCTTGCCGGGAGCTTTCAGTTCCACAAAGGCACACTTGCCGCCGAGCAGCAGAACCAGGCGATCCGGTACACCGTTCATGGTCTGGCTGGTGAATTTAAGAGCCTGTCCTCCTGCCGCTCTCACCTCATTCACAAACTGTTTCTCAACTTCACTTTCCCTCATACGGATGCCTCTTTCTTTTTGTGGGCCGTGAGATACTTTTTCTTTGCCTCGTGATACTCCGCTCCGAACCAGAAATCGCCGCTCTCCGATCCCTCCGTCTTGATAATCATGCCCTCGGAAGGATCAAATTTGGAATACACCATAATGACCTTACGCTTAAGTACAGGAACCGCTTTTCGTATCGGTTCTTCCTCTTTGTTCTGGCTTGTCTGCATATTGCTTTCAACAAAAGCCATATCCTTTTTGAGTTCCTTAACCGTACCGATGAAATAGAAGGCCGATTTGGACCCGATGTGGAGGATCGTTCCATTGTCAAACCATGCAAGAACATCTTTCAGCAATGGGCGGTTTCCAGCTTCAAAGATTCGATCAAATGCTTGCTGTTTCTGGGGAAGCTGTTCTTTTAACAGCTTCTCTTTTCGGCGTTCTTCTCTCATCACATTCCCGATAGTCTCATTTGCAGTCGGATCGGAATGACTGTGATTATGGCGGCGTTCCTGCACCTTTTCTTCTTTATGATCGACCCAATGAATAACCTGTTCTTCTTTTTTCATGATGATTACCTCCCCATTACTGATTGATCTGTTTCCACTGCGCAGGCTCCATTGTGGCGACCTGCCAGCCGATGCCCTCCAGCGTAGTGGCCCGGTCATAGGAAACGACATCCTGCGAAGTACGAGTCACCGCATTGGACAAACCGTAAAGGGACAGGTCGCCGCCTTCAATGAGGTACTTGAGGATGCCCTCCTGCTCATCGGCGTTGATGCCATAACTCTGGGCAGTCAGCTGCACCACGTCCTGCACCTTGCCGGTAATGGGTACAGCCATAGATTCCTGCAGGCGGCCAACCACCTGAGAGAAACGGGCTTCGTCGATGGCCGCCATCGTGGTATCGCGGAGTTTCAAGAGGAACGCCTTGTCCTCTGCCTCCATCGTTTCATCCGAGTACAGATCAAAGCTGTCCTCGACCGCTTTTGCCTGCCGGCCGACATGATGTCTGCGCTCCCCCATGTCATTGACCACCATACCGTTGGTGCAAACGAGTCGGTACACCAGCGGCTGAATGGACACAGCACCCAGCCCCACTTCGGAATTGGAGATCATCACGCCGGCCTGGACGATATCGCCCCTGCGGACTTCCATCTCCAGACGGTGGTTGACCACCTTGAGGTACAGTCGATTTTCCGTCACCTCGCAGGACATGACCTCGTACTGGTCATTCCCGGCGAACAGCGGCAGAACCGATGTGGCAATCTCCATGTTGTCGATACGGCGATACCGTTCCGACAGCAGCGCACGGGCTACCTGACCACTGCCGTAGTCCATCGAGCGGACCATGTAAGAACTGGGCTTGTCCGCAAACCATGCGTTCACGTTCTCAGCCAGCAGTTCCGGCTTCTGGCTTTGCATCAAATCGTAGTATTTTGCCGGGATACCCAGTGCCGAAGCCACCTGACGATGGAACAGCGAGGTCGTTCCAAAGACTTCCTGCTGACTGGTGGTAAGATGGTTGATCTCGAAGGTGTGTCCATCTTCCCGGAGGCGCATTCCCTGCGCCGGACTGATGAAATCCTGCTTCGCCTTGTTCTGACGGTTCAGCTCAATCAGGACTTCCTGCAAATTTCTACCTGTTTTCATAGCAATTTTTCCTTTCTTTTTGCGGCGCATATTTATACGCCTGTTTATGCGCCCGTGTCCTTATGGTAAGGGCACCGTATTTACAGTTCCCGGTTGATCATCTGCTGGATGATCCGGACAGCTCCCTGCATACGCCGACGGTTCAGCCGGGTGTCCTGCAGGAGTGTGTCCAGCGCATCCACCTCATCCCGGATATTGCAGAGGACCGATCGCTGATGGTCGGCAAGGCGTTCATTGTCCTGCTCCATGCGGTCATGCTCCTTTTCGTAGTCGTCAATGTCCTCCGCATTGGTATCGATATAGCTTTCGATCTCCCGGCGAAGCTCCTCTCCGGCATAGTCTTCAACTGCATCCAACAGGTCGCGGATGCCAAATGGGGTGAGGAGTTTTCCGTCCTTCATTTTCAATACATGCGGCATATTGTTTTCTTCCCCTTTAATCCTTGAAGTAGTAGTTGCCCTTGTACCCGGCCGCCGTCAGCGGCAGACCACCGCACCAGTCCGGGTTCTTCGACATCAGTTTGCAAATCTCATCAACTGTGTATTGGTCTTTAGGGGCTTCAATGATGACTTCATCGTGGACATGCGCCACAATGTGCAGTCCTTTTGCTTCGATTCGAGCCATTGCCTCTGCCAGAATGTCACGGGCAATTGCCTGCGTTGCGTTCTCGACCAGCCGACCAGAGTAGGTTTCCTGTCTGCTCCATTTGTGGTTCTGTCCCACACCTTCGTAGGTCAGGCTCATACGACCGAAGCGATTCGGCTGTTCTCTCGGTTTCAGATAGGCAAGCCGTCTGCCAGACGGAAGCACCATCCAGAGAGTGCCGGAGTAGAACTCAAAGGCGATCTTGCCAATCTCCTGCCGTTCCCCGGTCTTGAAAGCCTTCATCGCAGCTTTCTCTACATCCCACCAGTACTGGACAATCTTCGGGTTGGCCTCCCGCCAGGAATCAATGATCTCCGGCAACTCTTCCTCATGCAGTCCCATCTGCAGAGCACCCATGCTGATGAGTGCTCCGGAGGAGCCACCATATCCACAAGCCAAAGTTGCAATCTTCCCTTTCTGGCGAAGATCACCATTGACACCGTGCTTGACGACAGGCACATGGAACATCTGGGAAGCGGTCGCGCAGTAGAGGTCCTCGCCGTTCTGGAATGCGTCCAGCACCCACTGTTCCTCTGCCTCCCATGCCAGCACGCGGGCTTCAATAGCGGAAAAGTCTGCCACGATGAACTCGCATCCATCTTTCGGAATCAGCATGGTGCGGATGAGCTGGGACAGGACATCCGGCGTATTTCCGTAGATGCTCTCCAGCATGTCAAAGCAGCCCATTTTCACCAGCTCTCGCGCCTGATCCAGTGTGGAAATATGGTTCTGCGGCAGATTCTGCAACTGAATATTCCGGCCGGCGTACCGTCCGGTGCGGCTGGCACCATAGAACTGAAACAGTCCTCTGGCTCTGCCATCAGGACACACACAGCGTTCCGCTGCCTGATACTTCTTGACGGAGCTTTTCGCCATCTGGAGCCGGAGCTTCAGCATATCCATCGCTTCTTCATCTATCCCGTTCTTGTCCAGCTCGCCGATCATCTCTGTGACATTCTTCTTACCCAGAGTGTCCATCGAGATACCACGCTCGTCCAACCAAGTCTTAAGCTGGGACACCGAGTTCGGATTCTCCAGCCCGGTCAGTTCGTAAGCTTTCTTGCTCATGGCATCCGACAAGAGCAGGTCGCAGGTAATAGCCTGCTGCACCAGCTCTGTGTCGATCTTCACGCCACGGTCGTTGATGCGTTCATTTACCCGGTAGTGATGCCACTCCCGGTCAGGCATCGGGAAGCGTTTCAGCCGTTTGTAGATATCAACTTCTGTGTTGACATCCTGGATGCAGTAGTACTTGAACTTCGCCCACTCCTCCGGCAGATGATGCGGAAGATTGCGTGTGCGGCCGCCGTTTTTCTTGGTCGGTCTGCAAGGCATCGAAAACAATTTGATGAGCTGTTTGCCTTCTTCATCCTTTTGCTGCGTGGTTCTCAACACCTCGCCGACATCTTTCAAAGCCATCGGCAGGGTCAGCGATGCCGCCATGACCATCGTGCAGATCCACTTGTCCGGCGACAGGAATGTGCCGGGTTTCAGATACTGTCCGGGATAGTGCTGCTGGAGATACCGGGAAAAACTCACACGCTCGAAAGCCGCGTTATGAGCGATCAGGGTCACGTTGCTATCCTTGAAATCGTCCAGAAGTTCCTGCGGAAACGACTCTCCAGATGCAAGGTCTGCCAGCCTTGTTTCGCCAAAGCCGCTGCCCTCATCTGTTGCCCAGGCAATCAGGAGAATCTCGAAACTGGGGTCGGAGGTATAACGGTACAGTCCGCATTTCTTGATGTCTGCCTCACAGTAGGTCTCAATATCGATTAGTGTCTCTTTCAAAAATCTCACCTCGTATCTATGTAAAAAGCCGGGAGACACCTCTGCATCTCCCGGCATGCTCATCTAACTGTGTCTATAAAACACCGGGTCTTACTTCAGATAATCCGGCAGTTCCTCGCCGGCATCGCCGCCCAGGACATCCTCATCATCTTCCAGTGCATCGAAGTCGGCATCCGCAGATGCACGGCCAGACAGACGGTCACCGTCCTTGACGAACTGGATATTGCCCAGACCTACCGCAACGCCACGGTTGCCGTTGGCGTTGAACGGATAGAGGTTAACGCTGACATTGCAGAAGCAGCCAGAGTAGACCATCATCGGGTCCAAGATCGGCTGGACATGGCGGTCAACGACCTGCGGTGCATCCTTGCTGGTGGCGTTCAGGAAGAAGTGGTTCTGATAGTTCTCATCGTCCGGACGGTCGATGTCACCGTCACGCAGCGGAAGTTTCAGGTTCGGTGGGAGCTTGCCGCCCCACTTACGAATCTTGCCATCCTCCTTGGCCGCTTCGATTGCCTTATGAATAGCCAGCAGGGTCTTCTTATCGTCTTTCGGGATCAGGCACGAAACGGAATACTTCGCCTCGCTGCCATTGATGCTCTTCGGCTCGAAGATGTTGGCAAAAGAGATGCGGCACGGGATAACGAGCTTGGTTGCACTGGTAATTTTCTTAGCCATAATAAAAATCCTCCCAATTGTGTTGTTATGCCGCACCTTTATCGGACAGCGGCATACTGTTGTGTAATACGGGTTTTCTATGTCCAGCCTCAGTCGAGAGGTGTGAACTCATCCTCGGCAGTTTCCAGATCAACTGCCTCTCTGGGGTCGGAATTGGGCACAAGAGCCAACTTACCCGGCGGCTTGACCACATACTCGCCCAGAATCTCTTTGAACTTTTTCTTCCCCATGAGCTTTTCAAATTCTGTCAGGGAGATCAGTTCGGTCTTGTAGATATCGGTGTATCCGGCCTTCTCTGCCGCATCCACCACTGACTTCGTATCAAGGAACTGCCTCTTGCTCCTGCCCTCGACCACCTTATAGCCGTCCCAAGCTACTCCGTGGTTAATGGCTTCGGAACTGACATAGGCAAAGATGGCTTCGATCCATGATTCAATGCGGTTCAGGGTCGGGAGCATCTTTTCGATTTCTGTCTTGGAAAGGAGCGCCGGGGACTTGAAGGTCGGTGCGGATGTGTCTGGATTGTAAGCTGCTGTGGCATCGGTTTCCTCCGCTTCATCGCTAAGAACGCCCTCATCCAGATCCAGAAATTCTTCCTTGACCAGTGCCAGAGCTTCCTCGGCGCAGGCTTTGCAGGAAGTCCTTGCTCTGCAAAACCGGCACCAGTCGCCGAGAACTTGCTCACCCTTTCCTTCAAAGGCGAGCTTTGCCCTCGGTCTGACATAGGTTTCCGCCCAGTTCAGCAGGTCTTCCACACTGCATTCAAACGTCGAGATATTTTCCAGTCGCGGCTGGATAATGGTCATGGACACCTTTTTGATGTCGTACAGATACCCATAGGTGTGATAAGCACCCAGCGCATATAGCATCATTTGCGGATTGTGGTCACAACTGACGAACACGCCCTTGCCATTTTTGTAGTCCATAACGTAGAGCGTTCCGTCTGCAATGATCACGCAGTCACCGGTGCCAAAACCGGATGGAACCAGATAGCTGTAATCCAGCCTCTCCTCTACCATAACCAGCGGATTCGGACAGGTTTCCTTGATGCGTTCCACTGTGGAAATGATGAACTCTGCATAGATATCGGTATTGGCTTCCATTTCCTCATCCTCATACTCTGAGTTCGGACGCCGAACCCTCTCATGCAGATACTTCCGCAGTTTGTACTCGCCAAGTGCGTGGGCCGCCGTACCCTCCTCGGCATACACCGAGGATTCATTCGGAAAGTTCTGCTCCAGCCTAGCCGATGGTGTACAATTCAGCCACCGTTTCGAGCTGGAAGCAGACAAGATCGCGTGTACTTCTGGCATGGCTACCTCCCATCAAATCTGAGAGACATCAGCCAGAAACGCTTCATACTTTTCCACTGGCAGGTCAGACAGCTGAGCAACGCCATAGGTTTTCAGAAGCTGACCAATCTTCTCGTTGTTGTCACGCTTCTTTTTGATCTTAGTGACAATGACCTTGGTGATATCATCCTTGGTGATCGTCACCACAGGCTTTTCCTTGGAAGCTACATCCTGCTTCGTCGGCTGCGGATTATCAGGAAGTTCGTCTTTCTGACCGGTATCTTCGCCCCACGGAAGGGCATCGGCATCATCCGCCGGGAAGTTTTCTTCTGCGGCATCTTCCGCTTCCCCCTCAATGCCCTCTGCATCAGGCTGAGTGTCTGCGGCAGCTTCACTGTCAGTGACAGGTTCCTCCAGCTTGTCTGAAGCCTCCTCAACCTTTCGGTTCTTCTTGATCGGCTTCTTACGGGGATGCGGTGCTGCTGCACCTTTCTTCTCAGACACGGCAGGAGCTTCCTGATCTACGGCCGGAATCAGAGGCTTGTCCTCCGATGCGGCATCCGCCCCCAGCAGTTCAAGTTGGTCAGATACACCCTCGAACATCTGGGCAAGGCCCTCAAATACCTCGGTCAGCCCATCCACGACCTTCTTCGGAGCATTCAGAACATTCATCTCATCCATCATGCCTCGTCCTCCTCATCAGAATCATCCTCGCCCCAGATGGAATCGAGGTACTCAACCTGGGCAGCCAGCACGGCGAGAATAATCTTCTCACCCAGACCGGTTTCCTTGTGGATGTGTTCCACCATCTCGTCCACATCGATGTCCTCTTTCGAATCATCTTCGGCAGATTCCTGACCGATGCCGTAGTTATAGGAAGTCATGCGCTCATCCATGTGGATGTGCAGATTTTCGATGTTGAGCGAAATGGCCGGGGCATCAGCCGGATGTGCCGCCAGAGACTTGTCCGACTTCTGAGCTTCCTGTCCGGCTTCCTGCTTCGGCTGAATGGGAATCTTGACGACCTTAGCATCCTTCAGCATCTCGCTGATCAGCTGTTCCAAAGACATACCGTTTTCATACTTCTTATCCATTGTTATCCTCACTCTCTGCAGCATCAGGCTGCGCTTCATTCTTGCAGTCATTCAGGCCATACTTCTCAGCAATGGTCTTAATCAGCATACCGAGCAGCTTTGTGGGTTCCGGCATATTACGAACCGGCTTCGACAACTCCTTGGCCCTTTCGATTTCAAGAGCCATGCCTTTTGTGATTCGGTCCCCGAACACCCACACCTCCGTAGCTTCCTCCAACCAAGCAAGCCCCATCTGAATGCCACGCTCCCGTTCTTCCTTTTGGTCATCATCAAGGATGGCCGTAAAGTAGAGATGTGGTGCCATGGGCATCAGGCCACAGGCGGATATAAGCCGGCAAGCCATCTTTGCCCGGTAGATATTTTCTTCCAGTTCAGCCTTTTTTCCGGCTTCACTTTCGGATACCGGGTGATACGGCGAACAAACAAAAATCTTCTTCATTTTGTGGCCGCCTTTCCCACTGCCTCCGGGTAAATATCAACATGACCTACAGTGTCTCCCGGCGTGATGACCAGAACTTTCATTCCGTCACCAAAAAACCAGTGGACCAGTCTTGCAGGCAGCTTCATCACCCGTCCGTCCAGCACTTTTTCTTTGTTTTTGACACGAACTTCGATGCGGTGCTTCATGCTCCTCGCCTCCTTCATAAAGATTGAAGTACAGAAAGCCGATCCCGACTTTTTGGTCACACCGTTTTTGTTTTCCCGGTGGCTTTCTGCCCTTCTAAGTCACAGGCGATGAAAGAAGCCTTAAATCGAACCCCCTCTCCAAAGTTTTTTCAAAATTTTATCCGAAGCGATTTTTTCTTCGATCTTCTTGCGGCGTTTCCGTACAGCCGCTTCTGACACATCATCCTCTGCGGCCGCTTCAACATTGGATTTTTCCTGTTCTACGACTTGGTGGTATGTATGAAGTTGGGATTCCGGGAGTTCATCTCGGAGTTCATGCAGCCGGACAATGTAATCAGGTTCATCCTCATCCGTGCCCATAGAAATTGCACATTCATATAAGAGGCTGGACTTATCTTCACTGCCATCGTCCTCTGAGAATGAAGCGTCCAAGGACAGGTTGTAGGAATCCGGGCACTTTTCGCCAGGATGGGCTTCCTCCCACTCACGGATCTGCTGCTTCTTGTGTTCATCTGCAGGCGGTTTCAAATGCTTATTGTTGTTGTAGACCTCCCGGTCACGATCCATGTGCCACTGCCGGATAAACTCTGCCGTCACGACTTCCCCTGTGACTTCATTCACACCCTCATGGATGACAAGTGGCTGATCGTCGATGTAGTAGACGATAATATCCCGAAGATCCTGCGGAATTTTACGGTACATATTCTTGAATGCGCTGTAATCACGCTTTTTCCCCTTGTTCTCTGCTCCAATGTTCTTTGTTTCCTTCATTTTTGTGTCCTTTCCGCTCGTGCGGACAGGCAAAGAAAACTCTGACAAGGAGGACCACCTATGAGGTAGTCGTTTCTGGTCTCATGAGAACCCGGAGAATGGCTGCAAAAAGAAAAAGGCGCAACAAGTCAGAGGGTACTCGTTACAGTCATGGTGAATTCAGCGGTCATGCAAACCGTAAAATTCATCGACTGTATGAGAATCCTTTGCCTATTGCGCACTGGGCTATGTATTCTATTTTTTATATACTTCTGTGTGTTACATCAAAATCGCTTCTCATCACTTCCTCTTGAATTATAGCTTTAATCCGTATTGCTTTCCTCTAACTGCGAGGTCTTGTTACCCTTCACAGTGAGGACATAATATTTGCATATCATGGTCATTTAATTTTCACACAATGAAATTTTCTGTATCATTTCAATAGATATTATTTTCATGTCATGAATTTTTTGGTATAATCATTTCAAGGAGGTGTAACTATGAAATCTCAAAAGAAGCCAGAGCAGCAAGCTCAGATAGCCGCCATTAAAGCCCGTTTAAATAAAGCTATCGATGCTGCTGGGTTCAAAATGAACCCCCTTACTGAAGCCATCAATAATTCAGACTTCACATTTGATGTTAATTACAACACCGTCAAAAAACTTCTAAATACAAATACCGATGCCATTGACATTTGTACCTTGATTGCAATTTGTCGTTTTTTGAATCTCGATACATCCTACATACTTTCACCTCCTGAAACCCCTGATCCTGAGGTAAACATCCCGTCTAATACCAGCAAATTTAAACACCTCGATGATCCGCTTTATCTCGGACATTTTTATGGATATTTCTATAGTCCAAATCCCACTAGCAATCGCCTACTCTCTTTCGAGCTTGAAATGAAAAATGAGAAGAAAAAAGCCTCCGCTGTGCTTGAATACGTCTATCGCTCAATGACCGGCACAGATTCTCTGCCTGATTCAACTGTCCTCCGTGGTGTTCCTATCCACGATACAGTGCATGACAATGTCTTTATTCAGCTAACAAACGATCAAGGCAATGTATGCTATTTCTACTTTGCCAGACAAGTTCTTCTCAGACGAGAGCTTTATTTTCGTCGTGGGGTTATGATTACATCGTCTATTCAAAGTCCTCAACCGCCGCTTGTCGAAAATTTTGTCATGTTTTCTCGCAAAGTTCCAAAATCCAAGGAGATTTACATTCCTGGACTTTTAGCCGATATTTCATCCACTTTTTACGTTTCCGAGTCAGCACTAAATAAACTACGCAATGAAAAGTCTGTCGTAGCTAAGTTTTATCAAGAATTTGAGTATCTTCTTACTCATGACAGAAATGACGCCTACTATCCTATTGATGAACAAAACATCCTTTCCTGTGTTTCTCCTAAAATGAACCGTTTTGACATTATAAAGGCATTATTATTGCTTAAGGGTGAGTCGACGAGTGCAAAACGATACGTTTACGACGAGGGTGATATATACGGCTCTTTTGCAGACCGTTACTTGACAATTTCAGATAATGACTGAGAGGATTTGTTTTTATGGTCTCCTAAATTTTCTTCTTAAATTGTATCTTTAGATTCTTACATTGTCGTTGAGTTGTACTTCAAAAGTGTTGACTAAACCAAATGAAGTGTTGATTACTCTACTACATACACAAGCCCACTAGCACTATCTGTGATTTTGTAAAAGATGCGGAAAGGAGTATATATGGAGCATTTTGATATTGGCCGTTTCTACCGCGTTGTCATTAAAGGAAACACTACAAGGAATCAAACTAGCGTCTATAGCATCCTAATTTTCGGAGAAGTCAACTCTGAAATGGTTCCCGATAAAGCCGTCATCAGCAAAATCTTCAACAGCAAAGAGCGCCTTCCTGTTACGATAACTAAAAAACTTCTTGATACAGAACTGAGTGAACTTGATCGGCGCATCAAGTTATTACATCTAACTGATCCTATTAGAGCCGTCAATGCCATTTGGAGCCTTTTGGTTTATGAACTTAGTTGCCCAAAAGATATTCTCATTGACTGTATCGACTCTATCGCTTTTTCTGTTTCTCCCTCTCTATTTCTTGCAAAAGCATTTCTTCTTTCGTTGGGTAATTACAATTTACCTGGTTCCACCATATCTCATCCGTTAGTCGACGTCTGGAATTACATTACTCTTCCGGGGGATTTGTCGGCTATGTCTCAGCTTACAGAAACACAAAAAAAGGCACTTATTGTTTTCGTTAAAGCCTTTATGGAATTAGAAGATAGCGATGCCTCCAATGTAAACCACCTTGATAATGCTTTTGATGATTATGTTGCTAATACCTTTCCCGAACTCACACAACGCGTTAACTTCATAGTGCAACTAAAAAACATGAAAACACGATATAAAAAGTCACTTCATATCATCGCCGAGGCACTTCGACATATTCATGAAAGTGCTCGTCCTGAAGACGTATCAATGGAGTGGCTCATTGACTTTCTTGATTATTCTCGAAAGATTTATTCGGAATTCAAATTCAAACTGTGGTCTGAAATCTGTGCCTGCGAGTTAAATAATCCGGGTTCGATATCACGAAGGCTACTCATGACAATCTATCTCATGTCCGACACAGAGCTTTTGGCCTTTGATAATCTCAGACGGCTCTGCTTTGTCGGTCTCGATTGTGGTGGTGATATCTACCCCATTGTTTTTATTCGAGAGTTTCCATCCGCCTACCCCACATTGGACGTTACTACTAATAACCTGGCCCTCCTACAGTTCGATGCTTTAATTGAATGCAATTACGAGTCTGGGTTTGTTATTGAGGGAGATGCAAATCTATCCTACGGCTCTTTTCAAGTCTTTATTGAAGGCGATCATAACTTTTCCGATAAAATCAAGAGAGTCAATGTAGGAAATGTCAGATTTACAAAATATGGCCTTGAGTTCTTCAATCTTCTGCAGAATTCCGAGGTATTTCCTATGCCGCGCCACGGGGATAGTATTTTTGGATTCACTGTCCATCATTGGATTAACAAAGGATTAAAACTATATACCACGCACTATAATCCGGAAACTGGTGGAACCATTGTTACAAAATATAATTACTGATTAACAAAAAAGCCGAGGCAGACTTCAGATAGCCCCAACTAAGGGTTATCTGAATGTCTACCTCGGCTTACTACGTTTATTCGAGCAGCACCTACAAGTAGTAGTGGATATAGTTTTGCTGGCTCACGCGTCCTGCGGTGAGTCAAGCTCGTACAAAGGGATCAGTTGCGTTTCTTCTCATCCGGGTCTTCAAACTCCATTCGCGGTCCAGAATAGAATTGTGATGCGAAGTCATCCATATAAGCATAGGACTGTAGCTGTCCATTTTTGACATACGCGATTGCATCACGACCATTTACTGTTGCCCGATTTCCCAAGAGAATCTTCTTCCCTTGGGTCGTGTAAATTCCATAATCCATAGCTATCCTCCCATCTACAACTTTCTTTCGTTTTTCATAATATTCCGCTCTTGACAAGTTGCGTCCTTTACGCTAACATAAAGATGCAAGTTGCGTTTACAAACACATCATACGATTCAACTTGCGTCATGTCAAGCGCAACATGAGAGAATATCGCACCAACCGATGGAGGTCTTAGAATGAAATTCGGAGAGAAAGTCCGTGCAGCACGCCTAGCTGCCAAATACTCACAGCGTCAGCTTGCCGAAATGACCGGCATTGCACTACGCACGATTCAGAATTACGAAAGCGGAGAGCGTCTTCCTAAGCAACAGGAGAATTACCAGCTGCTTGCTGAAGCCCTTAATGTAGACGTTGCCACTCTCAAAGACGACAATGCAGACTTTGTCATCAAGGCCACCGAGAAATACGGTTCTCGCGGCAATGCACAGGCAGAGCGTCTTATCAAAGAGGTGTCCGGCCTTTATGCTGGCGGCGAACTGGCCGAGGAAGATATGGACGCCATGATGAAGGCCATCCAAGAGGCTTACTGGATTGCAAAAGAAAAGAATCGGAAGTTCGTCCCGAAGAAGTACAGAGGTATCTCCGGTAAAAACTCCGATTCTTAAGCCGTCTCATTCTATACACAGGGAGTGAACCGCAACAATGATCAGTAAACAAGCCTCTACCCTGCCGCGCCGTTTGATCCGGCGTTATCGCAGTAGTGACCCGTTTGAGCTTGCCGATGCCCTCAACATCACTGTTCTGGAGCGCGGCGACTTCAAACGCCAAAAAGGTGCAGGATTATTCCTGACGAGGACCTACGTTTGGCTCTGGTGGTTCTGGCGTTGGGCTATAACAAGAACGAACAAGTTAACCGTGAGATTTTCCATCGACAGACTCAAGAAATCGATTCTCTCAAAGAAAAAATCAAGGAGCTAGAAGCGGTAAGTAAGTAATGCCATAAGAACCGACACGGGAAGGAGAGTGACACAGCATGGAAAAGCAGAGAACGTATCTGGCAATCGACCTGAAGTCCTATTACGCTTCAGCGGAATGCTGCGCACGGCATCTCGATCCGCTGACCACGAATCTGGTCGTGGCCGATGCAAGCCGTACAGAGAAAACCATCTGTCTGGCTGTGTCCCCTTCCCTCAAATCATACGGCATTCCCGGCCGCGCACGGCTATTTGAGGTCGTGCAGAAAGTCAAGGAAGTCAATGCGCAGCGGTTGAGAGAGGCTGTCAGAACACACAGAGTTGTGTATAAGGATGGGCATCCCACCTTTGCATCTTCTTCCTATGACTCGACTGCTCTCACTGACCCATCCATCGCGGTCGATTACCTTATTGCGCCACCCCGGATGGCGTACTATGAAAAGGTATCTCGCCAGATCTACGGTATCTATCTGAAATACATCGCACCAGAGGATATTGTGGTGTATTCCATTGACGAGGTGTTCATCAATGCCACTTCGTACCTGTCCCACTATAATATGACCGCACACGACCTTGCCATGACAATGATTCGGGAAGTGCTTTATACGACCGGCATCACTGCCACCGCCGGGATTGGTAGCAATCTATATCTGGCGAAGCTGGCAATGGACATCACTGCCAAACACGCTGCGCCTGACAAGGACGGAGTCCGCATCGCTGAGCTGAATGAAGAGAGCTTCCGCTATCTCCTCTGGGATCACAAGCCACTCACAGACTTCTGGATGACAGGTCCCGGCACCGTCAAGCGACTAGAAAAGCACGGCATCCATACGATGGGCGAACTCGCACGGTACAGCCTGCACTACCAGGATACCTTATATAAAGAGTTCGGTGTCGATGCAGAGCTGCTCATAGACCACGCATGGGGTTTAGAGCCTTGCACCATGAAAGACATAAAGGCGTACAAGCCGGAGACGAAGAGCATCAGCGAAGGACAAGTCCTCGCCTGCCCATACCCCTATGATAAGGCACGGATCATCATTCAGGAAATGGCTGACAGTCTGGTGTTACAGCTTACGGACAAGGGGTTGGTTACAGATTCTCTGACACTGGATGTCGGCTATGACCGCGAGAACTGTGACAGCGGGAAGTACCACGGTCCCGTCCATATCGATCATTATGGTCGCACAGTGCCAAAGGACGCACATAGCAGTACCCGGCTTGACAATCCGACCAACCTTGGAAGCCAGCTCATTCAGGCTGCTGTGTCCCTGTTCGACCAGATAGCCGACAAGACCCTGACCGTCCGAAGAATAACGATTGCAGCCAACCGTGTGGTCAAAGATGAAGGCATCTTTCAAGTCGATTTGTTCACGGACACTACGAAGCTGGAAAAGGAAAAGCAGTTGCAGAAAGTCATGTTGGGCATCAAGAAGATGTTCGGTAAGAATGCTGTCCTGAAAGGCACAAATTATCTGGATGGAGCCACCTTGAAAGAGCGCAACAAACAGATAGGCGGGCATAAAGCGGAGTAAAGGAGGGCTGTTATGAAACGCTGTATTTTTTGTGGAAAATCCGAGGATGAATTTGACTCCAAAAATATGTGGAGTGATGAACATATCATCCCAGAATGTCTTGGAAATTCAACGCTAAAAATCAACAATGTGTGTAAACACTGCAACAGCAATCTCGGCACTTATGTAGACAACTATTTCGTGAATCATCATTTCATAAAATCCAAACGTCAATTTTTGCGGTTACGCAGTCAGAATGGCAATATTCCAAATGCTTTCCAGGAAGGCGTAACTGCTGACGGTGAACGAATCCGGATGAGTGCCGACTTCGTTCCATCTGTAGTGCCTTCAGTCAAACAAGAAGGCAACAAACTTATAACCCACGCCAATAGCGTAGCTGAGGCACGAAAAATATTATCCACGAAATTGCGAAGGCTTCATATGCCTCCAGAGAAAATTGAAGAGTACATCTCAAAAATAGATGAATCGTGTTTTCAGTCTTTTCAACCAGAAATCCGATATGATATTCTTTTGGATATAAATCGGTTTCTTTTAGAAGCCTTGAAGATTGGTTATGAGTATGCCGTATATAAATTTGGTGATCGTTATTTAGATGATCCGACCGCTGCAAATATACGTGCCCGCTTAAATCTCGCCATCTCCGGCAAAATGCAATCCAGCTGTGAAAAGCCACCGGAAGCATCATATGCTCCAGAGTATTTAATGTCTTCCCTTGGAAAATCATCATTTATTGGTGCTCATTATATTTCCATTGCTTCTACTATACATAATGAACTTATTGCACACGTAGTTTTATTTTTCAGCCCAGTTTCGGCATTCCAAGTTCTCCTTTCTAAACAAGCAAACCTCTATCTTGAAAATGGGCAGATAACCGAAGACTTTATAGACCTTACTCAAAAAGAGAGCCAAAAAGTATGACAGACTATAAAAACACGCCGGAAGGCAAAGCCGTCCAGTCAAAATACGCTGACCTTCTCCCCCTCTCCCGGCCAGCTCCTATAAAACCTCGGATGGCAATATCGAACCGGGCAAAGATTTTCAGCCCCTTTGCTGCACTCCGAGGGTATGAGGACGAGATTGCAAGTGAGGGTCGTGAACACACCAAAACACAGCGGATTGAGCTGTCCGAGGAAAGAAAGGAACATCTCGGTGCAACGCTGATGCAGCTCCACAAAGGCTCATTTGTTACAGTTCGTTATTTTACGGATGGTTATTACGAAGATATCTCCGGGAAAGTCGAAAGCGTGGATGGCGTATACAAAGAGCTAAAGATGTCCACCGGGATGAAAAATGACATCGGCAAGGAACTGCCAACAATCATCCCTTTTGAAGACATTCTGGAGGTGGTGACAAAATGAACTACTATTTCTGCGATGCCTGCAAATACTGTTTTCCCGCCGACACACAGCCTGACCGCTGCCCGGACTGCGGGGCGGTGATGTATAAGGAGAAGCCTGCTGTCCGGCCAGCAACGGAAAACGAGAAAACCGAGCTGCTCCGGATTCGAGCAGAGGACAATGACTGATTGACTGCCTCACTGTATTATACGGTGAGGCTATTATTATGGCGTATGATTAGTTTTATCTAACCATCACCTCTAAAAATAACCGTGTGAACTTTTGGAGTTCAGTTTGTCCACACGGCTTATATTACTTCAGCTTCTTAAGGATCTCGTCAGCACTCATGCCGTCGGCCAGCAGTTTCTTAACCACAGCCTCGGCTTCCGACTTTTTCGCTTCTTCCGCAGCTTTCTGATCCGCTTTGGCTTTCTTTGCTTCGAGCTTGGCTACTTCTTCGTGCCCTATGATATACAATCATAAAAAGGACAGAATCAACCATATATCACTTTGCAAATTCCACCCGGCTTATAACCTTATGGGCTCTGTTCATAATATCCTCGTTTGGAAATATAGAAGAAAACGTATATGTCTCTTTCGGCTTCGGGTTATTTACGATTTTTTTACCAGAATGTTGTCCTTGAAGTGTTGCATCATACGATATTTTATTAGAAGTTTCCTCGAACGTTATAATTTTTATTTTGGGACTACTCGATTTTCTGTTTGCTCTTGTCATATATTATTACCCTTCCATAAAACAGTTATATGTGTGAATCTCTGAATTTCAGTTTTTAATTTTTCCTATATCGACGAGAATTATTTCGCTTTCTTCTACCTTGAGAAGATTGTTTTGTTTGATTATTCTGAGGTGTTTTCTGCGGCATCTGATTGCCCGGCTTCAATGACTTTTCATATTCAGCAAATTTCATCATATAATATTGATATTTACTCATCATGTTATAGAATGTTGATGCATATGCTTTTACGATATATGTGAAACTTTCTCTCTGGCTTTCCGTAAATAAATATCGATCAAGCGTATCTACACAAAGAAAACCAAGCAGATCATAATCTGTATTCTCACTTTTATAAAAAAGTCTTTTATTTGCAACCCTGATAGGTGCAACGATAGTTGCTATGTAATACTGGTCATAATGCTCTGTTGTATTATCATAATGAGCATTCGGATCCGCTTTACTAAGCTGTTTGTCATATTTGATTAGATTCTGCTTATAAAACACATCGTTGTTATAGCTTTGATCTCCATTAACTATCGTCCTGAAATCCGTGTTTTCAGAAACTTTAATAGGTTTGCCAGCATTTTTTTCGTCTAGTACTACACGGTTGCTATCCGTATTCCGGGAACGCACAAATGTTTTCACAAGAGCATTATTATAATTAATCGGCCCTGTTTCATTCGTATACAAATATTTAATACATCCGCATACCTTTTTATGACTACCAGAAAGGACTTGCAGGATTTCACAAAGATTATCCAATTCCTGAACAAGAAATTTAGAAGTCAATGTTGTAAATAACTCCATGTTCCATTCTCGCATCTCTAATTCAATCTCTTTGTAGTACACCTCCATTTGATTAATCTCGTTACGGAAGTCGTGCATTAAACGATAGTAATTTTCATTTATTTCCCGATAGTTCTTAATAGTCTGCAATTTAAAGCAAAAATATCTTACCAGAACTAGAATAATCATTATCGCCAACGACACAATAAAGACTCTAGGTGGTATGCTGCCACCTCCATTATTTAAGTCAATACTATTAGAAAATATAGTAAAAACACCTGTCGGAATTCCTATTCCAGCAGCAATGGTGAAAAGCGTAGCGAGGAAATTCAATACACTCATTACTGGTTCTGGAATTTTGTCAATTACATCATTAAATAAGTCCCAAATTTTCAAGGCTGTCACCACCATTATAGTTTATTATTATATACCCCAACTTCTGCTTTTCTGCCACGATATATGCCAGCCGTGAGGATATGTTCAAAGTCTCATCTAAAAGGAAGCTCGACTATCTAAATTTATTCCTTATTAAACCATCGACACAGAAATTCCGCAATAGTCTATCTTCCTCTTATTCTTACAAATTACTGTACAGTCCTTCAATAAACAACAATATGTTCGTTGCCAACCGGTTCAGCCTTATTCTTAACATATGTATCGTACTCTTGTCCTGTTACTTCTGATTTTGTATACCTTTCAGTAAATAGATCAATAATGTGTTCCACATCTGAGAAGTTTCTTAAATATACTTGTTCGCCTTGTATTTCAAATACGTTTTTCCAACGTTCCACGGTCTGCAACTTTTCTATCAGTCGATCTCTGTTCATTGTAGCAACTGGGAACTTATGAATCTGCATCATTTTCTTTGCATATTTTTTATTCGGTCTCTGCACGTATTCCTGTAACTTGTCTTCATTTCCAACCAATCCAACTGCTGTAATTGATGACACTGCACGTGTAGCCGACGCACGTAAAAAGACTTCCAGTCCAAAATGACGTTCCATCAATTTGATTTCGTCAGTTATTATCTCATCACCTAAGATTAACAAATCAATCTTTTTAGTGATAATAAACATTTGGTCTTTCATTTCCTTAAACACATCCGGTTGGTCTTGCGATTTTGCAATCAACTGAAAATGTTGCTTCTGTTTATTTGGAATTGAAGCGGGCTGTATTTTCTGGTATGCCCAAAGCTGTTTAATAATACCATTCCGTTGAAAAGCAAATCTAAACACAATGGAATCTGCGTTATCTTTATCTGAAAGCTTAAAATTCTCAATTTGATTTTCTGGAATCTGCAAGAAATTAAATGGTTGGTAATGCTCATCCTGCTTAATTACGTAAAAACAATCCTGTTCATTCGCCAAATCATCTCCATCTGCGTACTTACTATCATTATCTAAATACTTACTCTGTATTGTCTCTTTAATACTTGCACGGATTCTAGCTTTAAATCCATCGTTTTCATTAGGATTTCCTTCATCTAAGACAAATCTCTTAATCAGTTGTTCTCCGTCTTTCATAATAACATATATTTCAAATCCATATCTTTCATCAAGGATTTCTCTTATTGCTGCTGTAATTCTTTGTTTAGGCATTTCACTACCCACCTTTTATCAAATATCTTCATATATAATGAACACATTATCCGATATTATTTGCCGTTTTATATTGTCCCCTTCTTCAACGTTACCTCTTGTAATTCCGATACATTTCTTTTCTTCGTATTGTGCCAATTGCGTAGTTTCAAACTCAAACGAGAAAATCTCGTACCCCAATATCGTCAGTACTGGATTCTGATAATACAGATTTGTTTTCCACATTAGTGCAAATAACATCGCCATTAAAATCGCAAACACAATAAATCCTTGGAGTGTATCTAAATCATCCATTGCCATCGGAAGAACATATGTCATAAAAAATGTAACACCAGAATCTTGAATTTTCTCAATATTAATAGGTGATTCTCCCATGCTCACAAAATTTGATCTCTGAGATTTTTCAAAATATCGAACACTATATATTGAGTATATAATCCACAAAAAACAAAGGACTTCCAACACCGCTGTAATTAAAAGCGGATGGTGTATCAGTTTTATCAATGCCATCTCTGGTTCTTTTAGCATCACCATGAAAAAGGCTCTGCATAAATGAGGTAACCTGCAATCAAAATACTTTATCAGCAAAATCAAAAACAATGGTGCAAATGACTGCATAATCAGTGCTCTTTTCATCGACAAGTTGTCAGTCATAAAAACACCTTCCTTCTGTTTTTCACATTCTTAGCCGTCAATAGACGTTGCCCACTGCTCACCACGTAGAGGTGTGTGATTATTAGAGCAGCAAGAGCCACGGTTTCCCGTGGCCCCAGAGTCAGGGCCCGTTTGCCCCAGTATATCACAGATCCGAGAACA